TATTCATGAAGCAAGCACCGGACACGGTTGTCAAGGTAGCCGTGATTCCTGATGGGGCAAAGGACTTCAACGACATGCTTGTCCAGGGCATGGATATAGCCAACGATTGCAAGTATGAATCCGTTGACCTGTACTGTGTAAAGCAGATTGTAGCCAATGAGCCTGACAGGGACATGCAGGAAAAGCAAGTGGTCACTTTCATGTGTACCGTGAGAAATCCTCTGACTCGCGCTGATATAGCTGAGTACCTTGCTGAGACATGGGGGCGCGATGTTGCCCTGGTCCGCGAGCTGTTCAATATCAAGCAGGATACAGCCGAGGAGCAAATCAAGGACATTATGACGGTGGACATTGGCTATCAGAAGCTGGAACATAAGAAGGTCGAAGAAACTTTCGGAGTTGGCTTTGATAACATCGACAATACCATCCAGTTCACGCGAAAAAATGTGGTTATCCTTGGAGCATACAGTGGCTCAGGCAAGACAACCATGTTAGCCGAGTGGATATTGCACTGGTGCATCAAATGTCACAAGAAGGTTCTGTTCTTCTCACTGGAAATGCCGGTGGAAGACATAATGAAAATCCTCATATCCAAGATTGTGCAGATACAGCAGTTCAAGGTATGCGAGTATATCAAGGAGCGTCCTGATACCTATGAGCTAATCATGGATGCCCTGAAGAAATACCTATACATCGTAGACAAGAACTACCTGTCCTTTGATGATATGGGGAATTACATAAAGCTCCTTGCCTCACGCGACATCATGATTGACATAGTAGCCGTGGATTACTTTCAGTACATGCAGGGCACTGACACGCTGGAAGGGCAGGAGAATACAGCGAAGAACATGAAAGCCTTCGCAAAAGAGAATAACGTGACATTGTTCATGCTCTCACAGCTCAACAAGGGTAGCCAGAAGGATGGCAGCGGAAAATTCAGAGAGCCAGTGCAAACAGACCTGATGGGCTCAGGAGCCATAGGCAATTCAGGTGATTACGTGGTTGCTATATGGAGACCGGCGCAGGTTCCTGGCTTATCACCGATTGACCGTGAGCATGTGAAGTACGACACGATGTTCAAGATAATCAAGGCTCGCGAGGTAAGAAGTGGTGACATTATATTTAACTTGGTGTACAACCCCGATACCTCACGATTAATGGAAAAGATTGGAGAGACAGTATAATGCCAGCGATAGGTTTTAAATGTCCTAATGGGGACAAGGTTACATTCGAGCAATGCTTTGCAGGCTGTGACCATCAGTGTATGAGCTTACCAGCCCTCAAGGCTACATCACAGCCACATTGGTTCGGGAAACCAAGTGTTACCCAGCTCTTGGCACCAACGCGCATCATGTACCTACAGATTATGAATGACTTCTACCTGAATCCGCATGGTAGCATAGCAGCTATGATTGGCACATCAATGCACGCCATCATGGAAGACAATTGTCCTGATGGATGGATAATGGAGAAGCGTTTGGAGGATGATATTACATCGGGAGCCTTCGATGCCTACGATGCGACAACGAAAACCCTGTATGACTTCAAGAACTATGGAGCCTACAAGGTATCGCAGGTACTTGGCTACAAGGCTCGCTGGGTAAAGCGTACAGTTACCAGGGGAAAGCACGCTGGCGAAGAACGCTGGGAGCAGAAGTTTGAACCTGGTGGCGTGAGGCATGTGCATGACGTAGCATTACAGATGAATTACTACCGCATCCTCATGGGAAAGCATGGCTACCCGGTGGAGAAAATGATGGTTCAGGTGTTTGTCCGCGGTGGTCTGGATAAGACAGCGAAAAGCTATGGAGTTACCCAGCCGACATACCTTGTGCCCATCAATCCAATATCAGACCGATGGGTGCGGAGGTACTTCGAGATGAAGTACAAGAAGCTCATGGATGCCGTGGAGAGCGGTGTCATGCCGGAGGTATGCAAGCCGGTGGAGCGATGGAATGACCGCAGATGCAAGGACTTCTGCGAGGTTAATGAGTTGTGTCCATATTATCAGAAGAACTACATGGTTTAAGGAGGAAGAGCAAATGACTAACGAAGAATTTCTGAGAAGATTCGATGCAGGTGAAAAGTTTACCGAGAAAGAAATCGAAGAAATGTGCTGGGGAGAAATTGGTAAGCAAATCAAGGAAGATATTCTTGACCAGGGCCGCTGGACCTTGACCAAGGAATTGATATTCGAGGTTAGCAATAGATTCTTTAGCATTGTGTGGACAGAGGGTGCTACTGAGCAGCAGTGGGATTGTGGCGAGCTCCCTGATGCACCAGTGGAAGTCCGCAGGGTTGAAAAGGTTGCATACGATTATGTGCCGATTAAGGAGGAAAAATGATGAACAAGATGTGTGAAGTGGCGCACTTACTTGGCGTGGAGCTGGGGCAGTATTTCATGGTGAACACACCTGACTACGATGGTATCTTCTGTATTACAGAGCGTGGCATTTTGAATATTGATGTCAAGGCGCAGTTCATTAACGATGACCAGGATATATTAATAGACTTGCTCGCTGGCAATCTCAGTATTACTCATGTTGCCACATGGACAAAGACTAAGGAGGGATACCATGGCTGATTTGTTTGATAATGTATATACGCACTGTAAGTCATTCAATGGTGCTGAATGTATAAACAATGGCGAAAGGTGTAAGTTCAGAGAAGGTGATGATGGTTGTAAAATAGAGAACATCACTGGTGAGGTACCGATACTCTGGGATGATGAAGATAGAGAGAGTATCAATAAGGTTCTCGCGGAGCACCATATCAGCATCGAAAATGACAATGGTATTGAGAACGACAACGATGGCTACAGTACATCTCAGAAGCACTATATAGCCAAGTCTCCTATTGAGTTCATGCAGACTCTCATGAGTAAGGAGATGTTTGTTGGCTTCTGCATTGGTAATACCGTCAAGTACCTGATGCGTGCGCCGTTCAAGGGACAGCTCAGGAGTGACCTTGATAAGGCAAGGCAGTATTCATGGTGGGCATCGCTTGCCAGGAAAGGTAAAGTGGTTGACCCATCGGAGCCCGTGCCCAAGGATTTTAAGACGAGGGTGTTTATATGTTAAGAAGTTTTATCATATTTGCAGTAATGGTTATCGCTGGTGTGTTTGTCTATCTGGTTATCAATTACGCCAAGGAATTTGGCAAGCACATCATGGATATAAAGAAGCGTTTTATGGATTCCATCTCTGATGATGGAGTGCCGGAGAACATCAAGGTGACAAAGTTAAGGAGGACGAGAACATGAGTAACAATGGAAAAATTGGAATGACAGGTATTGCAGTGGCGATGATGTTAGCCATTGGTCTTGGGGCAACGACTTCATATAAGGTGGATCCTGGGTACGCCGGTGTTGTCTACAATATGGATGGTGGCCTTGAGGAGGAAACCTTGGGGCAGGGCTTCCATATGGTATTGCCATGGAAGAAGGTTATCGAGTACCCTGTGAGCACTGAGACCGTGTACTATACTAAGTCTAACGATGACGGTGAGCAGGTTGATAACAGCATCAATGTGAATACCAGGGATGGCAAGCAGGTCAATGTGTCCGTGACCTATGCTTATCACATGGATGAGGCGATGCTTCCTTCGGTATTCGAGAAGTTCAGAGGCCAGAAGGCTTCCGCGATTGAGGCTGGCTACATGAAGAACGAGATGTATCAGGCGATTAACGAGGTTACTTCCCAGTATTCCCTGATGGAGCTGGTCGGCAATAAGCGCCCTCAGATTAACGAGGAGATTCTTAGGAAGTTCCGTAGTTCCCTTGAGCAGTACGGCATTATCATTGAGACCTTCAATTTGTCCGATGTAGTCCCTGATGAGCAGACCAAGACTGCAATTCAGGCTGTGGTAGATGCACAGAACGCACTGGAAAAGGCAAAGGTTGAAAAGGAGCAGGCTGAGGTTGAAGCTGAGAAGGCAAGGGTGGCAGCTAAGGGCAAGGCTGATGCTGAAATCATTGAAGCCGAAGGTACAGCCAATGCAAATGCAAAGCTCCAGCAGAGCCTGACACCGCTTATCGTTGAACAGCGTAAGCTCGAAAAGTGGGACGGTAAACTCCCTGGTATCGTTGCCGGTAATTCAAATCTTTTGATTCAGCCGTAAGGAGGAATGTACATGAGTAAAATTGTTATCACCGTTGACGATGATGAAAATGTATCCATCGAGCATGAGGGTGGCGATGGTGACCTGCGTGACCTTGGGGTCCTGCACTTCGCGCTCGTAAAGGAAATTGCAAGGGTCTGCAATGTAGGTCTTGGCGAGGCAACGTTCATGATTGGCAAGATGACAATCAATATTATTCACAAGTTGCTGGAGGAGGAGTGAGCCATGGAAGCAAAAGTAAAAGCAGAAATCAGCATGATACTTGACCCCTTGGAGACGCTTGTAATCTACAAGGCGTTGGCTGGTAAGGCTATGGACTTCGAGGAAGTTAGGGTTCGCAAGGAGCTCCTGGAGCAGATGGATGATACCGTGCGCTTCAGGGGTACGGATGTAGCCCTTGACTGACAGGCTCCACCTTGTCTTACCGCTGGTCCCAAGTGTGAACAGTATGTACATGACCACCAAGTACGGTGGTCGTGTGCGTACTAAGAAAGCAAGGGACTGGTTCGATGAGGCAGAGAGGATTACCAAGCTGGCAATAATTGAGCAGGGATGGCAGCCTACCATTGAGGAAAAGGTTGTTCTTGAAATCATGACATACTTCCCTGACCGCAGGAAACGCGATGTCAACAATAGCTCCAAGGCTCTCTGCGATATGCTTGAGCACGCGAGGGTGTATGACAATGATAGGTATGCGCTCCCACGGTATATTGATTATGCAATTGACCGTGAGCATCCGAGGACAGAAGTGATTGTGCGAAGGTTCAAGGAGGGTGACGAATGGAAGACGATGATTCCCCATGCGTAAACTGTATCAACAAGTGTGATGCGTGGGAGGCAAAGTATTGTTGTTTGTTATGTGAGTATCTCGGTGGTGGCAATTGTGATGATTGTGACCCGTTGGAAATCTGAGGAGGAATTGTATGTTCTATGAAAGTTTGATAAAACTGAAAAAGAAGAACATCGAGGCTGTCATTAAAATCCCGTTTGGTACCAGGGATGAAGCCGTGGCTGGACTCAATAGGTTGCTTGATATGCTTGATGAAAGCCATGATGATACATTAAAGGTATTGGATAACTTTGTTAGCGATGATGGTAAGGAGGAGTCGCATGTTTTATGACAATGAAATCTCCATGGGGATAATGGAGAAGAAGTATTTACAGCCAGGGGAAACCCCAGAGCAGTGGCTGGACAGGGTGGTGTCCATATTCTCACCTGATTTGCAGGAGGATATAAGGTATGCCATTAGTCAGGCTGACTTCTTGCCAGCAGGGAGAACCTTGGCTGGCGCAGGGCTCAAGGGAAAGCGTAAGATGAGTACATCAAACTGCTACATCTGTCCTTCGCCCAAGGATAACATCGAATCCATATTTGATACAGCGAAAATGGTTGCTCGCATAAGCAGCTATGGTGGTGGCTGTGGGATAGCATTGGATAACTTGAGACCGAAGGATGCACTGGTGAATAACAGTGCAAGGACATCGACAGGTGCAGCAAGTTTCCTTGGCCTCTTTGATGCGACAGGCAACGTTATTGCCCAGGGAGGGCGCAGAATGGCTTTGATGGTTGGCTTGCGTTGTGACCATCCTGACATCTACGAGTTCCTTCGTGTCAAGGAGAACAACGAAAAACTTGCTTCCATGAACATTAGCATTAAATTCACTGATGAATTCATGGAGGCGGTGCGTGACCATAAGAAGTTCCATCTTCACTTTGAGTCCGTGCATGAGACTATTGAGCGTGACATTGATGCAGCAGAGTTCTTCGAGGAGTTCTGCAAGGTCAATGCTGACTGGGGAGACCCAGGATGCATCTTCATCGACAGGGTAAGGAACTACCATTTGCTCAGTGGTTATCCTGAGTATCAGATTGATATATCCAATCCGTAAAGTGTATGCGGCGTTGCATGGTAACATGCAAATGAAAATCCCCTCTGAATAACTTGGAAGCCCTAACGTAAAGCCGAGGGTGACAGGGAGCAAGGGTAATGCCAGCTTGAGAGAAGTAAGCGAGGGGACATCCCATGTGGATGGTGCGGTACTCCAGACGACAAACATCGTTATACCGGGTGTGCTATGGAAACATAGTGTCGTAGGGTGCAGAATACTACGGTATAGGCGGTAACAATTGCTGCTTAGGTTCAATCAATCTCTATAACATGATTGACGATAAGTTCACCAGCGAGGCGCATGTGAACTATGACCGCTTGGGGACTGTCGTAAACATTGCTGTCCAGGCACTCGATGAAATTCTTACTTACGGCTATGATATGCAGCCGTTAGATTTGAACCGCAAGGTGATTGATGATTGGCGCAGCATAGGCTTGGGTATCTTCGGACTTGCGGATGCGCTGGTTGCTATGGGTATCCGTTATGGCAGTGAGGAGTCCATCGAGTTCGTCTCCGATGTCATGGAACATATCATGCTTTATGCATTGGAAACATCGTCAGACCTGGCTCATCACTATGGCTCCTTCAGAAAGTATGATTTCGAGAAGATTTGTGAGTCCCCTATAATCAAAGCTTTCCCTTGCATGAGGGATAAAATAGAAATGGATGGGCTCCGTAATGGCTCACTACTCTCCGTTGCTCCGACAGGTACTATTTCCCTGTTTGCCGGGCGGTTCACTGGTGGCGTTGAGCCTATGTATCAGGTGGCATACGAGAGAACTTCCCATTCTACTGAGGACGAAGGAAAGACCTTCTTTGTCTATGCTCGTGGCGTGGAAGACCTCCTGAAGTTCCACGGAATTGACCCACAGAAAATCACGGTGGACGAAATCAAGGCACGGTTCCCATTTGTCATCGAGTCTCATGAGGTGCCATGGAAAGAGCGTGTAGCACTCCAGGGTGTAATGCAGGACTACGTTGATAACTCCATCAGCTCCACGGTAAACCTGCCTAACAGCGCAACATGGGAAGACATTCGTGACATCTACATGTTTGCATGGGAGCAGGGGCTCAAGGGAATAACCGTGTTCCGCGATGGGTGCAAGCGTGGCAATATCCTTGGCGTATCTAAGGATAAGCCTGCTGAACATAAGTTCAATACGGTTGAACCAATGAAGCGTGGAAGTACATATCGTGTCGATGGCTCCACATTCAAGCAGCGTACAGCCTGTGTTCCTTCCATGTATGTCACGGTAAACAAGTCAGATACAGGCGACCTCATGGAGGTATTTACTAATGCCAGTGGTGGTTGTCAGGCCAACATTAATACCATTACTCGTCTGGTTTCCCTTTTACTGCGTGCTGGTGTCAAGAGGGACACTGTAATCGAAGAGCTTCGTGAGAATCAGTGCCCTGCATGTCAGGCTCTTAGAAGGCAGGGGAAATCCCTTTCCCTGAGCTGTGGTAATGCCATTGCAGATGCCATGACAGCCATGCTGGACGATGAGTCCACCGTGGAACATGATGGTTATCTGGTTTGCCCTGAGTGTGGCAAGCATACCCTTAGACCAGAGGGTAAATGCTTCACATGCAGTAACTGTGGCTATAGCAAATGCGATTGAGGTGATTCGATGGGACGTATTTATGACTTAGGATTAAAGGTAAACTGTAGTGTATCCGTGTTTGCTACTGATGCGGAGGATGCGGTGGAACAGGCGGTAACTCAGGTCGAGAGTGGCTTGGTTGACCTGGGATTCGATAATCCCGATGCCACCGTGGAGAGCATTGAAGCAGACGATTGAGGAACGCATCAAGGCACTGAGACTGCAAATCATGATTCATAGCATTATCTATTATGAAATGGATAACAATATAATCAGTGATGCTGAGTGGTCAAAGCGTGCTATGGAACTCGTGGAATTGCAGAGGAAATACCCCTCTGTGTCCACGGTGTTCGATGAGGCGTTCAAAGATTTTGATGGCAGCACTGGTTTCCATTTGCTGCGCTATGCAGACGATAGAGCCAGAGCAAAAGCAAAGTATTTATTAGGAGGACGAAGAAAATGATTGAGACATTAGGTGTATACAATCTTGAGGAAGCACTTGCATCCGCTGGACTTCCGATGTGCTTGCATATTGATGCATTGAAGCCATCGGAGGACAGGGGAACAAAGCTCGGACATGCTCCGGTTGGCAGTGGTCACGATAAGTTCCTTCGTGGCATCGTTGTCAGCTTCAGGTTACAGGCTCCACGGTATTTCTATCAGCAGTTGGACACCTACCATTTCGTTGAGAGCGTGAGCAGCCAGTCTACCATGCATTGCATTGATGAGTTCAATCTGAATACAATGCTTGCCCCGGCTACTGACCAGATAATTGCAACGAGATTCAAGCAGCTGGTTCAGATGTACAAGGATGGCAGGGTTCCATTGTCTGTGGTAAAGGCATCGCTTCCGGAGGGGCTCATGCTTTACCGTGACTGCGTGACCAACTATCAGCAGTTGAAAACCATTTACAAGCAGCGCAGGAATCACAGGCTCACTGAGTGGCAGGAGTTCTGTGATTGGATTGAGACTTTACCTATGTTTAAGGAGTTGGTATTAGATGAAATTGGGTGATTATGTAGAGGTTACTAATGGAGATTTCGCAGGAAAGCAGGGCTGTGTTACTGCTATCGAAAGCAATAACATGGTCCGCATTGATGACAAGTATTGGTTCGTTGCTGAAGACGTGAAGCCAATTGCTCCCATTATTGAAGTGAAATACTTCGATAAGCGTTGCAAACTTGAGCAAAATGGTGACTGGATTGACCTCAAGGCAGCAAAGGATTTCCATTATCATGCAGGGGATGCCCTCATGATACCGCTTGGGGTGGCAATGAAACTTCCAAAGGGGTACGAAGCTCACATGCTTCCGCGTTCCAGTACATTCAAGAGATATGGTATTATCATGACCAACTCCATGGGGATTATTGATGAAGCATACTGTGGCGATGATGACCAGTGGCATTTCCCTGCATGGGCATTGCGTGAAGGTCGTATCAAAGCCGGTTCCAGGATTGCACAGTTCCGCGTGGTAAAGCACCAGCCAGCATTGCATTTTGCTGAGGCTTCAAGGCTTGGGTATAAGAACCGCGGTGGCTTTGGGAGCACTGGCAAATGATTGTCCGCGTTCTCGTGGATTTGAATGATGAGGGGTGGCTATATCTCCTCACCATTCAAACAGAGGATAAAGATGCGCTCTTTGGATTACTGAAGGAGCACAGTCACGATGTGAGGTTCATCGAAGAAAAAGATGAGCCCTCCAGGAGGGACACAGGAGACCGCAAGCTGGACGATGGAAGCATTGTCCTGCGTTGCCAATCCTTTGGGGACAAGGTTGGTGCAATGTACGCCTTTGGTAAGAGTCCAGGCAAAATGTGCACCATAGAAAAGGCGGTGGCAGTATGAAGGACACCATTGCCCAGTTCATGGATGACTATCATAACGGCAGGATTTCCTTGGTGGACCTGCAGCGCAGATTGGCATTTGACCAGTGGAAACAGGACAGTAAATATACTAGGCTCATAGAGTACATTCCTAACATGAGATGCCCGGAAGATATTGTGCTCGCCAAGTATGATTACTTGGAACTCTATAAATGTCTTGTGAAGCTAAGGAACCGGGTGCCAAGCAAGACATGGAAAATCCTGTGCATGGTTGCTTATGGATATACCCAAGAGCATATCGGTCAACGGTTGAACATAGGTCAGCCAGCGATTAGCAAACGTATCAGCAGGGTAATTCCCATTGCTGAGAAACTGAATCTCAAAGAATTATTGCGTGCCGTGATTGCGTGGAAGCAATAAAAAATGGGGGAGCATTGAAACTCCCCCATTGATTGTCAGTGAATACTATGCTATAATATAGATGAACAGTAAGGCAGGTGTCTCGCCACCTATATCCCAAGTGTGAAAGTGTAAAGCAGGTGTCTCGCCACCTATATCCCAAGTGTGAAACTTTAAAGCAGGTGTCTCGCCACCTATATCCCAAGTGTGAAAGTGTAAAGCATAGAGGGGGAGCAATCCTCCTCTATTTTCTTACTGGAGGAAAATATGAATGTACAATGTGTAATGAGACATTCATTGAGTAATATATAGATATATGGCAAAAATATGATACTTTTTCTGAAAAACACTTGCTTTTGGTATAACTGTGTGATATTATATAGGCAAAGATAAGGTAAGAAATGTCGTAGAGCCACGACGTCATAAAGAAAGCTCACTGAGAAGATGGGTCGTAGAGCCACGACCGGCACAAAAGAAAGCTCACTGAGAAGAACCCTCTTTTGAGGGCTTTTCTTGTTTTTGGGAGTAATGATGAATAAGTTTGTATTTTTGTCAAAAGAATTTTACGCAAGACATAAAGAGCAGCAACATACGGAAATAGAGCAAAAACAGGACAGACCATATATTCAAGTATGCGTAGAGATCGATAGTGTACAGTATGCTATTCCTATGCGTTCACATATCAAACACAAATTTGTACTTTGGACAGATAAGAATAATGGTTGTGGGTTGGATTTCTCTAAGGTCGTCGTTATCGAAAGCTTAAAAGACATAGATGATACAAAAACTCCATACATCCGTGATAATGAGTTTGCCTCTCTGATAGGTAAGGAATATATCATTGAAACAAAGTTACGCAAATACATTAAAAAATATAAAGAGGCAAAAAAGGATTTATCGCTTGACAGAAACAGAAATCTTTGTAATTTCTCTACGCTACAATATTTTGAAAACTATATTTGACCGCCGTATAGGCGGTCTTTATTTATTCATTTAATATGCATTAATCAACACGCCCTAGGGCTGTTGCAGAGAATATCTGTGACAGCCCTGTTTTTTAGAGTATGCCTTCCATGTGAAGCTCCGCATTATAAAGGTCACGCTCAAGCATACGCCTGTAATTCAAAAGCTCCTTCATATCAACTGCAGTAAAGCAGTCTTCGTTATCTTTGTAAGGCTTTGTTGCAGCATCTTTTATGCCAATGAGTACATCGTACAGCAATTCTTCTTCACGGAGATATACTTGCCAAGCATGACATACAATCCCTGGCGTAGAGTTGAATATATCGTATACAACACCATCTATACAACAAACAATATGGTCTGGAGAAGACCTGTCGGACTCTTTAGCCCTAACACATAATACAAACCTACCTGATGGGTGCTTAGTAGCAAAGTCATACAAGGTTTCTCCGTAACATCTCGTTAATGCAACCGCCTTAGTATTTAAATAAGTGCCAATACAGTGCGCTGACATGAACTCCCTTGACATATCTATGCCAAAATCACATAGCTCACGGTATGCCTTGTCATAAGGAATATCAAAGGCCAATGCAACAGCACGGATAGAGCAGTCGCCTGTCTTTATTTTCTTTGGATTAACATTGAACTCACAAAACACCTCGCCATCCTTTGGTTTCGGTAAATCATATAGCATAACAATACCTCCATTGTATCACATTTTAAGTTTTCACTTTGCCATATTTACCATTTTATCACATTAGAAAAGCGTGGGGAATACCCACGCTCAAACAACTCTCAAAGTACGGAATGTCACGGACGTATTATAGAACCACACTGAGTCATTAAAGGACACACCCATCTTATAGGCATCCATGATTTCAATGATGGCATCTATAAAATCATTGCCTTCGTTATCTACATCGGATTCATTTTTAAATATATGTTCCAGCGTTTTCAGATACTTTCTCAGCGCAAGGTCAGGATATGTGTAGGCTTCAATGGAGCAACACTCAGGATATTTATGAGTAACCACAAGTACAATGTTGCTTGCCCTGGCTAAAAAAATGTCTTCAATAAAAACTTCCTTGTCGCCAAACGCACACCTGCCTTCCTCTGATTCAACATGCATATTCCATTTCTCAGCCCATGCGGTAAAAAGTTTCCTTGCAGTTTCCAGGCTGCACGTGGCAGCCTGGTTTTCCATGTACAATCCATCTAAAGCAGTGACAATATACATGATTACTCAGCCTCCTTCATGAAATCTGCGATAACCTTAATTTCCTCTGGCATCCGCTCATACGGTGGTAACTTTCCAGTCTCAGCACAGTTGTCATACAGACTGATGATTTCTTTGACTGTCTTTTTGATGAGTGCATGGTACTTAGTTGGGCCAAGGAAATCCAGGAGCTTATTGCCATATTCAACGATACCGTCATGCACCCAGTAGAAATCCGTGAAATTATCCAATGGCTTACTATTGGAACCCATCTGCAGGATTTCCAGGGCTGACAGGTTATCAACCGCACTATCGAAATGCTTGGCGGTGCAAATGAATCCATCAAACCCATGCCTATCGGGGTCAACCACTTCTAAGTCCATGTACTTATCAATGAGCTCGAACTGAGTCATTGGCTTTGAGAACTCGATGCAGGTACACAGGGTGTCTAGTAGTTTCTCTCGCTTGTGACCGGCCAACTCAAATGTAAGCGTATGCCTTTCGAATACGCATTTGTATTCATGGAAACCATCGAACCGCATGACCTTCACGATGTCATACGGGTCGTATGTTTTATGATTCAGAGTGCCATCATAGTAATCCTGAGTAAAATCATTGAGGCTAATGCCTGCCTGTGTATTACGGGACACAACAACGTCACCTGCAACTACACAGGTATCACCATTTTTCAGTGCAATAATATCAGCATTCTTGAACTCCATAGCTTATTCCTCCTTACCAAGCAATTCCATTTTCTCATCAATGAGCCTATAGTGCTCACTAATATCCAGGTCTTCATCACCTTCATTCAAATAGCCATTGTAGCTCTCCAATCCGATGTACTGCCCATCATCCGGGAACATAATGCGCTTACCTACGACCACGCCCCTGGAACCATCCTTGAGAACAACAATATCACCGTCTTCCAGTGGCATGCCACGCTTGAATATGGTGGTGTAGCACTGCTCATAACTATCCTTTCTCTTGATTTCCATGATGTCCCACTCGATACAAATCTTGGACATGTAGTTTCCCTTGAAATCATCCAGGGAAATCCAGTCCCAGTCACCGCGCTCATCAATCCTTACGATTGCATCATCTGCAACCACGCCTTCGGTCTTGTCTCTGAATACAACTATATCCTTCTGCAAGAATTCCATGATTTTTACCTCCTAAAACTATAGATTAATCCCCATTTTCAGGGGTACTAATTGCCTGTCCATATAATCATATAGGCAAGCAATTTTACCCCTCGAAAAACAGGCTTTAAACGGCTTCTACAATGCGAATGTCCACATCAATGAGACCAATGTACGTCTCATATACAATCTTATCGCTTTCATCTACGCTGATATAGTCACCGCTAACCTCGTCGCAGAAATCCCTGAGAATTTCACAAGAATCAACGGGGCAATTGTCCCATGTCATAATCAGATAAAAGCGATGATTGTACAGCTTCGTTTTAATACGTGCGGAGCGCATGAACTGAATGAACTTTCCGTCGTGTTCATGCCTTTTCATGAGCTCATCATAGTCTTCCACAAGCAATGCAGCTTTTATCTTCATGTCAATCGCGCCTCCATATTTCCTTGCCATTCCTTATGATAACCATGACATCAATACAAGAATCACTCGTGCCTGATAACAGGTCATCCGTGAAATCATCCCAGCAAATGACCTTGTATGTAGCCCTGTGAACAAAGTATGGACCGGATACAACGAAATCCCTCTCATTTCTCAGTGTCACAATATCGCCATTCTTCAACATGTAGCGTGGATCAACACGTCTCCAGATGCGCTCATATTCCCTGCTGCCCTCATGTTCATCGTCGCCCCAGTCGATACGATACACTTCCATGATGTCCAGCTCGTCACCCTGTATGTGCCTATAGTCATCAGTGTAATCTTCAAGGAGCACATAGTCACATGCATCATCATCTATATCGCTGGGAACAAATGCAATAATGTCACCAGCAATTGTGCCACGCCTGTAATCCCTCAGCACAACGACATCTCCGTTAAACAGTTTCATGATTACATACCTCCATTTCATTTTTCGTATGCTTAACCCTCGGAATACTTGGAATTTCCGTGTATTCCTTTATCCTGAGCTGCTCACATGAATTAAATTCATACAAGAGCCTGTAGAATTTCCCTTTTTTAGCATCGTTAGCCTGCCCATCCTTGGCAACGAGGATATTTCCCACGCAATGACCAAGAGCCTCGAAGGTTACCGAGCGTTTTTCCTTGTGTACGCATTGAACATAGTCTATGTACATTGGTTCACTCCCTTATCTTGTAGAATTTCACTCGCTTAAATATCTTTCCCACATGATGCTCGCATGTGAACACGAGATACCGCTCCCTCAATTGCTCAGTGGAAAAAATAGGGGAGACGGTGATACCAATCTCCCTTAGTCCTGCTATGATGTCCTTCCGCTTCCATTTCTTCCATGGCTTTTCGCCTCTGGCATAGGCTGATATAGCATTGTTGCTCATCATCTTGTCTTTAGAGTACCCAGCCATGCTAATCACTCCTTTGTTTTACAATTATACGCTTTGAATTTACGTTTGTCAAGCTGATGTACGCTTGATATTGCAAAGGCTTCTTCCATAGAAGCACCCTGCGGAGCCATGCAGGTCGCAGTCAGGACAACGCCATTCACCTGCACGCTTGATTACTCCTTTCTGTATCGTCTTTTTTCCTGAGTCAATAGGGCACATGTATTTCTCAGCCCACGCTGGGACAACTGGAATCTCCTTGCTCCCCTTGATGGGCAATACTACGCCACCATACTCAAGGAACCTATCCTTAAGCTTGTCCAGCATTGGATAATCCTTGTTCTTGTATACGAAAGCCAATGGAAGGGTAGGGTACATATGGAGATTCCTTGTTGATTCATCGACAGACCACATGATAACATTCATATCCCTATCCAGCATTTGGATAAGCTCAGGATGCTTGGAAAATATCTGTGTTCTTATGCCCTTTTCATTGAGGGGCTCAATTACCTTCAGCCAGTCATCGTTGATGTCACCTTTATCAAACATACGCAATGCTTCTCCGTGGCGGTGCGTTGGAGCGACATTGTACTCACAGCTAATCATGTGAGCAACCCTGTAGGGGTCAAGGTGTGCAGCGAGAGCAATTAATTCACCCTTGATGGCCACTTTTCTCATGATGTAATGCCCAAAGCAGGCATAGCAATACTTTGCACACGCTTCCGTGGGATTGCAGTCAAGATAGCTGCCGTTCACGCAAAGCCCTGGCTTGCTTGCGTGACCGCAAATACCCACGGAATACAGCCAATCAAAAAGCCCATCAACTCCATGCTCTTTCATAGGCTGATAGGCTGTATGTGTTTCATCGAACACGCTTTTATGTACGTTGTCTTTTCCCTGCAATAAATCATCGGCTGTATGCCTTATTTCTGAGGCATATCCTGCCATGCGATGCCACGCTGTTCCCTTCAAGTCCATTTATTTCACTCCTTTTCTTGGCAAATCGTGTAACCCTACGGCATTATTGATGGATTCCACTTCTTCATCCGTAAGAATACGCTTTATCTTAATAGCTCCGCAGATATACCACTGAACCACCGCCTGAGCATTGGTTTTGTATCTGTAGAAGCCATTTCTTGGCACATATCTCAGCATTTTATCCCGAGCACACTTCCCAGCAAGCTCTGCCTGTACCTGGTAATCAATTTCATCACTGAATTCTATCAGTGCCCACACCTGGTTGTCCGGGCGGTAACTTGGGCGTGCATCCGTGGAATTTTTCTTTGCTCCAATGTGCAGAGCCACGGGATACTCGCATACATGCCACCCTGGGCGGAAGCAAAGTTCCCCAGAGGATGCCTTGACTCTCCCTGATGGCGTGCGCTTTCCTTCGGATGCCTCAAGCCATACCCCGATGGGGCGTGGTTCCTTTGCATCCACATAGAGAGTAAAGAGCTCTCCATGCTTTACGTTGAACAACTTGTAACCTTCCATAATACCCTCCCTTACACTGCAATATTGTTGTCCACGAGGTAATGAGCCAGTTTATTGGCAGCCTGGTATCTTGCTTCCGTGTTCCAATCATATGCTGGCATACCGTGGATTAATACGTTCCTTCCAGTGCGACTGGTGTTAGTTACATAGAACACAGTACAGTATTTTGGCGTGCTCCATGCAATAGAGCGCATTACATCGGTTACGCTTAACCCCTTGAACACTTCGTTCAGAGTCCTGTCATTAAAGAACACAGGTACATCAAGGTCAATCTTCCTGTTATATACGTCCCTCAACAGGTCAAAGAAAATCTCCTGATTTTCCATGAGCTTGTGCAACATGAGTTCATACTGTCTCTCGCTTGCTTCACGCTCTGCAATCATATCCATGAGCTCATCGTACTCACGCTTCATAATGTCTGCCCGTGCCTTCATGTCTTCAATGTTATTCATCATTTTACTTTTCCTCCTTATAAATCCTTTTCATGATTGCTGCTACGTCATCCTGGTCAATATTGAGATACCTCATTGTAGTTCCAGGATTTTTATGCCTCATTGCAGTCTGAATGTACTGCAATTCAACGCCATGTTTTGACAGGGTGTTTGCAAAGTACCTGCGGAAAGAGTGTGGGTGATAGGGGAGACCACATTCCCTGCAAACCTTACTGACCATGAACTTCATACCCTCCAAGGTCATCGCTGACCTCTGCTGGGTAACAAATAATTCATCCAGGTCATACTTGCGTGTGCCCAGGTATTCATCAAGCGACTCACGCACCCTATCATGAATAATGGGAACCACGGCATCCTGCTTGCCTTTTGTATTCCTGAGCAGGATTTTATTCCCAGATAAAATATCTCCGAGATGCAAGTTAGCAACCTCGGAGATACGGAGACCATTGTATGCCATGAGGGCAAAGATTAATTTGTCTCTTGGGCGTTTCAATACACCCCATATTTTCTCAACCTCTTCATCGGTAGGGCAGGGTTCAACAGGATTATTGCAACGATAACCCTTGATTATCCTTGCCTTGTCCCTGGATAACTCACCGTAATAATCAAGCGCACTCTTGAGTACCGTGAGGTACATCTTTTTCGATGTGCCCTTGATACTGTCGTCTGCAATGAACTCAATAATTTCCTCTTTGCTGCCTGTCTTGAATTTCTTCAAGGCATTACAGTAGTTCTCATAAGTATTCGGTGAACGTGTCCTGCGAATTTCCTCAAGATATTCACTAAACATGCTTACATCTCCTCCCAAAGCATTTTCAAGGCGGTATCCAGGAGCTTGTTGCCTTCCAGGGCATCTACCATAGGGCGTTCTGCAGAAGACTTCGTTCTCCTTACCGGTTCAGTATGATAAGCAAAGTCACTCGCTGCCGAAATAAATCCCCAGCCATCAACGAGGTTACCATTCCAGTGGTCAGCAAGGTCAGGAGCCTTGAGGCACCTCATGAAGTTCATGCGGTTTTCTTCTGCTCTATTAACGGCAATTTCTCCCATATCGTCAGTGATAGGAAAGAGCCTGCTAATCATCTGACACCCACGCTCAGTACCAATCTTTACATGGGCAAGAGTCTCGGCTGTATCATTGAGAGCCTTGTTATATTTGGTCTGCATGGCAAGAATGTTCTGACATTCTCTTACCTTGCTGGCAATGTCTCCCTTGTGAGCAAAGGACCACTTGCGAGCAGCCTTTTTCAGTGCCAGGTTCATGGTATTCTGGCAAAATACACGGATATTCGTGAAGCATACGCTCACCGCACGGGTTCCATCGAAGCTATTGGCAAACAAGAGATAGTTCTCAAACTTATCACCGAGAACCATGCTGTCGGGTGTTCTCGCAAGCATCCATATCACCTTGGAACCCTTCACATGGCCAGCAGTTTCCAGCTGTATATCATGTTCAAGAAGCTCATCAACGAAATCGAATGCTTCCCAGTTCTGGACAATGCGATACTTCTTTCCCACGGTCCCGAGGATTTCCCCATTGTCAGTACGATAGTTTGCCACTGCACCCGTAGGGACCTGCACCCCATCGATGTAGCAGAACTGGTCCGCCTGGGAGACGGTGAAATCCAGGTCTGCAATGTGCAGGGCATCCCTCATTTTCGTGGAGCCAGGGAAGGTGATACTTCCAAGGCTATCCCACGGATTCTTACGGGTATCATACATGCTCTTTGGTACGATATTCCTCTGATTGATTACAGCATTCCTCTGATTTACTACTGCTAACATTTTTATTACCTCCAGTTCTCTAACGTATCCCTAAGCTGTTTTGCAAGGTTATCATAGAGCTCACCCTTGATGTGCACTCTACTGTCACCTGTGTACTCGTCAAGGAAATCCTCGATGATGTCGATGAGGCATCCAATCAGTTCCTCATCCATGTGTATTACCCCCTTCCAACATTGATTCTTGCTGTGCCATATATATTTCCAGCACCGTTTTCATGTTAACGGTGCCCAGGTAGGTTTCTTCAGTGAACTCTCTTGCGAGAATTTTCCAGTCACGGATAATGTATGTCCCGTTATCCCAGTTGTCCGTGTCCAATTTTTCATAACGGTCAATGCCAATGGACAACGTACCTCCAAAGTAGTTCGCTGCCACCTGACACAGCCGTGCCCATCCATAGCAGTCATTCTCTGGCTCCCTGAATTTTGCAAGTTTGCAAAACCAGAGCAGGGATGCCACGAAGTCGGGGTCCCCATTATAATGGAGATATACTCCGATTTCCCTTGCTTCTGTTGTGATTACACACCTGTTTCCCATGATTCTTCCTCCTTCATTTCGTCATACAACTCCTGGATAATCTCACGACCATAGTAGGCTACGTATTCCATTAATACATCTTTGCCCATGTAGTCCGAGAGCTCATCCAGCATTTTCTGTTCTTCCTGCGTGGGAATAAAGCACTCCTGCGTTTCATCGAGCCTCCAATCCTCCTCATAGGAAAAACAGGGAAGCTCTTCTGCTTCATTTACAATCTCAGTCACCACCTTTATTACATTTTCCAGCTCAGGAATTACGATGTACTCATGTTCCGTATGAGCGTTGTAGTATCCACAGGACAGGTTTACAGCGGCAATTCCAAGGACAGGAGCGATGTCTACGATGTCACTATAGGAGCCATAGTCCGTATGGAATCCTTTGGAAGTAATATATGCTTCCAATTCAGGACAATAGCAATCGTAATACACGGCTTCATCCTTGCCTCTGCGGTCGAGCTCAATGATAAACTTGATGGAGCTCATTCTTTTCCTGAGTCCCTCGTTCTTGAGATATTCATTAACAAACCTGCTTGCCCCGATTCCACCGCTTTCCTCACCGCATGTAAAGAGGAGCCACGGCTTTTTCTTTGCCTTCTCGTGGATGCTCACGAGAGCATACACACCACAACGGTCATCACCGCCGATACCCTGTGGAGACATCCAGATTTTACTGGACCGACAGATGGTTTCCACTTTTTCCTTGTGAACCGTGTCCAGGTGGGCAACGAGAAGCACAGGAGCTTCACCTGGAACCAGGATGTACTTGATAGCTTCGTGGATTGCATTTTCATACCTGCGAGTGAGCCGGTTGAACAACTGCAATTCGGTTTTCCTTATGATTTTACTCAGCATACTTATGCCTCCCTAAAGTTTCACGGCTTACCCTTGGAAAACACTCAGGACAAAGACCATCCCTAAGAGTGCTCAACGGATAGGCATCGTCACATTCTTTGCATTCCGAGAACCTGCTGTTATAACAGTATTCACATACTGTTATACTGCTACCATCATGGTCGATTGCATCATGTGCCTCTTCCTTATCACCATAGTTATTGCACCAGTCGCATTTTTCATAGTTCTCGGCGCAATCATCGCATACCCTGCCAATTCCGGATAAATACTGTATCTGAGAACTGAGTACATCTCTTTCACAGCAATAACAATTGACAGTCTCTGAATCATAGCAAGCATCGCAAACTACCAATGATTCAGAGGTTTCCAGGTCGTGCACCTCGTTGCCATTTCCATGGTGGACAGCATTGCCACAGCAAAAGCAAATGTCATAACCCATACTTTCCAGGCAATCATTGCAGTAAAGGTACTTATCGATTTCCTCGCCACAATTGAGACAAAGTCCTGCCTCGCCAGCAATGAAAGAACTTGCTGTTTCCATGTGAGATTTGAGCACAGATACTGTTGCTAAATTACTGAAATGCCACCAGTCAGCATATCCGCCGAAGAATCCGTGCTCATGTACCCAGGTTTTATCCCACTGGCTTACTGTTTTCTTGGTCCAGAGATTTACCTCGCCCTCAAGGAGAGCAATTTCCCTCTGGACAAGGTCACGGTAAAGCCTGTACTCTTCCACCTCTGTATCAGCGCCTCCGTTGGTGGTATAGAGGCGAGACTGACACAAAACGCCATTCCCAGGCTCATACATGAACAGCTGACGCGTTGTCTTTCTGTTATTCAGCGTTTCCTTGTCGCTAGGGTCCGCCACGGTAAATGCGATGAATGTCACCGGGTCACGGGCATACCCAGTACACCCGTTGTTATACTGATATTCAGTGCATGTCAACGAATGGCATGAGGTGAGCATCTGCCCACGGTCATCTCCATGGGGGTTGGACATGGTCAAGAAATGGGCTGGGTTCAAGCTAAGGAACAGCTTGTAGCTCAGTTTTTTGCTATTCATTTCATCCGCTACCTCCGCGAACTTCCTCTGGAACCATGAGCCTTTGGTTTCATCAACGATTCCAAGAGCCTTGCATACTCCATGGAGTACACGGGATAACTTTTTCCCTGGCTTCCATGCGTTCGGTGCCACTTCCTGTACAATAGGTAAGTATTCGTTATTATGGTATGCGAAAAACTCCGCGATTTTGAGCGGTTCATAGTCACGCATTGTATCTTTATACCTATTAGACTTTACAAGGAGGTTGAAGATGCCATCAAGCACCTTTTTGGCCACTGGCTCATGGGTACGATTGCCATTCAATACAATCGCATCTAATTCCTCGTCCCACGATGGGGACTTACGGAAAAGCTCGCGGAGGTCCTGTTTTGCCTTGGTGCTATCCGAAGCAAGCCTTTTTACGAAAGGCTCGCTCCATGCAATCTGGTCACAATCATCGATATGACGATTGTAGTCGTCAAGGGCAGTGCGAATGTTCTGCACCGCCATTACAATTTTCTCTTCCATGCTAATCATTTTATTGCTCCTTTCTCCTTCATGGAGACAAAGCTGTCTCCACCGATAATAATGTGGTCGAGCACGGAAATATCCATTATCCTGCCCACCTGCACCATCCGCGCCGTAACCTCAAGGTCTTCCGTGCTAGGCGTTGGGTCACCGCTGGGATGATTGTGTACCAGGATAATCGAGGCTGCTCCCTTGATTATCGCTGGCCTGAATACCTCCCGTGGATGTACCACGGAAGCCGTTAGACTTCCTACGGACACCACTTCCCATGCTATGATATGGTTCTTTACGTTGAGCAACATTACGCACATGTGCTCCTTGTTTTCATAGCGTAAACGTGGCATGGCGTAATCCGCAGCATCCTCCGGGCATGTTACCACACTGCGTTCCTTTCTCTCGCCGAGCCTCTTGGCAAGCTCCAGAAGGGCGAGGAGCTCTAGAGATTTCCCTTTTCCTATGCCAGGAAAGGATTCCAAGTTGATATTCTTGATACCTGCGAGCCCATCTGCTTCCCTGAGTAATTCCTGGGCTACCTCGTAACCACTGGTGGTACTGGTATCCTTGATGAGCAGGGACAGGAGCTCTGCATTGCTCAGGAACCCAGCCCCCAAATGCTTAAGCCTTGTGGATGGGCGTTCATCCACAGGCATCTCACGAACAAACATTGTTGCCATTTTTCATACCTCCAGTTCTATTTTCCTTGTTATTCCCAGGACGTTGAACCCACAATGGAACTCAATGTCCGTGAGCTCGTCACCCAAGCGAACATAGTCCCCATGATACTTCTCTGCAAAATCTAAAATCTTCCCCCAGGCAACAGACCACTGAGTCTCCTGCCATTCAAGAATAAATACGTCCTCAATCTGGTGACAGTCAGCCTCACGGACATGGTACATAACCAGGTCGTCCTCGGCGAAATCGTTCAGAAGTTTCTTGTATGCACCGATTTCCAGTGCTACTACAATGTGTCCATAGTTCATGTTGCATACCTCCTACCAATATGACTTTGGATTCCCAAAAATTTTCCTTTTTCTAAGCAGGGAATCCAATAGAACTTTGGATCCCCAAAAATTTCCCTTTTTCTATACAGGCTTTTGCCCAGGGAAATTCTAGAACACGTCAACGATTAATACCGCTGACATGAATAAGAGCCCCATGACAAGCATGGAACCACCTGATATTCCAGAGCATAAGCCCAGGAGCATGGAACACCCTGTAATACCCAGGGTTATGTGCTCTGCAAAGCTTTCCGGGTAATTTTCCGCTGCTGCACAGTATGCAGCATAGAAGGCGAGTCCTAGGATTGCCATTACCAATATCCAGCTAATCATTAGAAATCCTCCTTCACGATGTCAACACGGAGCACACGCTCCCACTTAGCAAAAGTCATCTCCACAGAGCCATCTGGGAGTATCTTGCGCTCCATCTTCGCGGTAATCACTGGCTTGTCCCCGGCAATCCGCAGGATGCCAGCAAGTAAATTCGGTGGAGCTACCACCGCAATAATGTCGTGAGCCTCGATTTCCTGGGCAATGTCCTGGGCGGACTGGATAGACTTGGACAGCTGAGTAATATCAACGTCACCCAACTTATCCCCAAGAGCCTCCATCTGTGCCACCTGCATGAGGTGACGACTGAACCATAAAACTTTTGTCATAATGAACCTCAACTTTCTCCCCGTAACAAGGCGTACAAGTGTACTCGATTGAGCACACTGGAACACCTCACGCCGATAGGACAGCAATAGAAATTCATGAGCAAACTAAAAGAGCCATGCATTTCACCGCATGGCTCCTCTGTTTGACCACGACATTATTACAGCTCCATCGCAAACTCTGTGAGCAGGGCAATAATGGTTGCCTTGCTAGCACGGAATGGCAGATGGTACACAGGGAGTTGTCCTGCCACCATGCCATGACGATAGAACACATAGGTGGCTTGTGCCCCGCAACCGCGGAGCTCCACCTGATACCGCTTGATTTTGAGAATACTAGGCATTCTTGTTCCACTCCTTTGCAACATTAATTATCATAGCCATGCCGGGGTTATACCTGGCTTCAAGCTCAGTTCTAAGAAAACGGCGGATACGACATGGAACAGTAGTGTTGAGTATAGCCTCAATGAAATCAAGAACTATCTCAGCCTCCTTACGCTCCTTGCGATACAGTGGACGCCGACGCCCCTTGGTGTACCTGCATGGCTCAGTGAGCTTCCTGAGCAGCCTAATGGCTTCTTGTGACTCAGGTGGCATCACAGGGGCATCGAAACGATACTCAAAAAGAGTACGCATGAGCAGTTTGACTTTCAACATTGTTCTCACCTCCAGTAATTACGGTTCCAGGTGATGGCACCACGTGCCACTTCACCTACACAGAGCTCTCCATAGGATGGCGTTTGCCCACCGCCTACATAGTGCCTCTTGGAACTCCTATGGAGAAGCTTGTTGGTGTCGTATACCGCCACACCATCGCTCCCCTTGTATTCCGGTGTAGAAGCAATCTTTGCAGGGATAGGCGGTAACTCAAGGTTAATTTGACCGCGAGCATCTACAAGCCAGTGCATATGCCTTTTACCACCACAGGTAAACACTGCTATATCAATGTTTTTCTCGCGGTCCCTATAGTGCTTGAGGAATGTCAGCGTGAACATTCCTTTTATAGTTACCCTTGTTCCGGGTGTTAAGTCTTTGATATTCATGAAAATCCCTCCAATTGCATAGTAAAAAAGCATAGTACAGTGTGTGCTATGCTTGTGAGTTATCGTTTATGCGTGCGACTATTTGCACGCATAAAAAAAGAGGCTAGGGAAATTCCCTAGCACTCCATAGGTATTACAGCATGGACATTTTATAAGCTTTAGCCTTGCTATCCCAAGACATACCTAATGTTGGGATAGAGCCAAAACGCTCACGCTCGTCAATGTCAGTGAATACCACTGCACGCCCTGCACGCCCTGTACCTAAAGGGTTATCGCTAACCACCTGTTTGTTTGGGCTAGTTTTTACATATAGCCTTTTAAACATAGGGCTGTAGCATATCAATGTGCCTTTGATATATCCGAGTTTTTCGAAAGCCTTGATGGCGTCCAGCACTTCCACAAGGTTGCCGTCTGGAGCATTGTCGCCGATGCTCCAGTAGCCTTCAGTGTGGCGAATTACCACAACATCGTGTGGTACTTCATTGTTAAATTCAGCTCGCAATGGAGCGTTTTCAGCCTCCTTTGCCTTTGCCTCTTCTGCCTTTTGACGTGCCCAAACTTCTGCAAACAACTCTTGAGCCCTTGCAAATTCAGTTTCATTAAAACTAATCATGGTAAAAACCACCTTTCAAATATTAAATTATATAAAGAACTCGCCCGCCTCGTGGCTTTCGCCTCAAGGCTTGCTTAGATAATACCATAACCCCATTTTTTGCGTCACTGTATACATTAAAACCTAGCTTTATACACATAAAGCTAACAATTGGCAGCCCCCCTGCCATGCCGTGCCACACAAGGCTTTCCAGGGTGTAAAAATTTTCACCAATACCAGGCAAAAAATTTATCCTCGCGCGGTATGACCCCCATATCCCGTGGTCACCAATTTTTCAAATGAAATCCCCCTCAAGCCCAGTAATATCAACGCTTCTCCCTGTTATTCACCCACCGAAACACTATGTAATTCCCAGGCATCAAATGAAAAAGCCCTGCGAACCCCAGTAATACCAAGGGGTGCAAGGCTCTGTACCAAAGCGAAACAATATTTTTATGGGACTAAAGTTTCATTTTTAAAATTTGAAAATTTTTTTGGGAAACATGGAATATTATTGTGGGCTAAAGACATTATATGTAGAACAGGTTTTTACGTTCTATCCTTTTCTCTTCTTTGTAAAGGAGCTGAGAAGGACATGGACTCATGAGGAAAACTTTGCGAATCGTTAGTGTTGCATTTCCCAGTCTCTGACTTGCGACTCTTACTCATGTTGTTCATGGCTTTTTCAGAACTCGCCCATGAAGTACAGTGCAGCATAGCTGTGAGATAGTAGTGGGAGCAACCCTATTAATCCGTCATTGGCATGGAGTGCTTCTTTAAAAGAGAAGAAAGTAGGGAATGAGGATACGACCGTCTGTGGGGGACTACAGGGGGTCAATGTTTAAACCATAGTTCTTATCATAGATATACATTGTATTACTATGATATATATGTATACTATGTATACAGTGTGTTCGAGGGATTACTCATTTCCTATGGTTCTTAACCAAGGAACAACACTCCCTTGGGATAACGTTATTGTCCGTCAGGACAATAAGTCACGAAGTGACTTAACCTTCTATGGGATATATCGTACTAAGAATACGATAGTATTCCATGTGGTTCTATACGAACTATGGAGTTCCATAGAACATGAGTATATGATATACCATGAATAACTATGACATACATGTATACTATGAATACCTTACTTATCTATAGATACTACATTGTATCTTTATGGAACTATATGTTCCTTATAGTTCTATAGAAATGCAATGTATATCATACATACAAATGTTTACAATTAATTACATTAAATTACAAACAATGTTATTAATTGTTTACATTGTTTACTATGTATTACATTGGATAACAATGTAAAGGAGGTACATCATGGCAAGAGGAAATCCAAATCCAAAACCATTAGCTCCAAGGAGGGGCAGTGCGACAAGTCCTCACATGGAAGCTCCAGGCAAGAGCATGATTCAGATTTATAACTTGACTGGCATGGTAAGGGAAATGAGACTCAAGGGCAAGAGCTACAGAGCTATCGCTGATTACATTAATAGCAATAAGCTCATACCAAATGGCTATGTCCTTTCTTATAACAGCGTGGTTCGCTGGTGTGCCAATAATGGCTTGGGCGGAACCATAGAAGCAACTTCTGATACTGAGGCCGTCAATACATACAATATCAATTGCAAGCTGTTAGCCATGTATCGCGAGGCACTTGATGGGTTACAGCTCAGGCTCGATGAAGCCAATAGCAATCCTGGCGGTACAAAGATTTCTGAGTACAACAAGATTGTTGATGGCATAGCCAAGATGGGCTTTCAGATTCAGCAGCTCACGGCGAAAATCGGTGAGATGCAGGAGCAGGTCTATAGATATGAAACTGCCTCCAAGGTAATCGAAATCATCATGGCTAAAATAAGTGTTCTGTTGCCACCAGAGGACTATGAGGAAATCAAGGCCAAGCTGAGGGACGACCCGATTCTCTGCGAGGCACTGAAGACAATCGCACCGAGCAACGTATGAGGAGGAATGTGTATGCTATGGTTCATATTTTATCCGATGAACCTGATGCTTTCCATATTGTGCTATCTCACAAATTGGTTGGCAGTGCTGTTCGCTGATGAGCGTGGTGAGCTTCATGGCTCATGGCTCTACTGGCAGACATGGGATGATTCATTGGATGTGGAGTGGTTCGTGAAGGAAACTGTTCCCAAGATTTTCAGGTACGACTTTGACAAGCACTATGTCAGTACCAGGGAGGCTCCTGAGTACCTCAAGCCCCTGGGCAGGGATAAAGGTGCTGTCAAATGTATTAATAATGAATTCACATTGAAGGAACGCATCCAGCGGTATTTCTGTCGCATCCTTTGGCTGTACCGCAATAACGGTTATGGGTTTGCCTTCTACTGGTTTGGCAATGGATGCGTTGGCAACCTGCTTGCAACCAGGAAATTCAAGTATGGTACGCTGGTATACGATAGGTTCAATCCTATCTGGGGGCCATGGAAGCTGTCTGGTAAGATTGGCTGGTTTGAATTCCTTGCTGGCTGGAAACTTGCCACGGAATCCGGTGCCTTCAAATGGGCAATGATAACAGGAAGAATATTGATTAGAAAGTAAGCTCTGCAAACGCAGGGCTTTTTTCTATGGAGCCATGGCAGAGTGGTTTATTGTAGCGGTCTCTAAAACCGATGATGTTCACGCATCCGTGGGTTCAAATCCCACTGGCTCCTCCATAGTAACAATAAGCTGTCACGCGCCCCCATTGTCCGGGGAACCGCAAGCACAGCACTAAAACATAAGAGGGCATGTGAGTCATGAATCACAAATGGTAATCCATTCAGAGTATGGGTTTCAAAACGACTACATGAGGTTCGCCCTTACTCATGTATCACATGGTCTGGTAGCTCAGTTGGTAGAGCAGGGGATTGAAAATCCTCGTGTCAGTGGTTCAACTCCACTCTGGACCACCATAATGTCAGGGTAGTGTAAAGGCAACATTTTGGTCTCATACGCCAAAGAACCGGGTTCGAGTCCCGGCCCTGCACCCAAATGGCTCGGTACCCAAACGGTCAAGGGGGCGGTCTGCAAAACCGTTATTAGCTGGTTCGATTCCAGTCCGGGCCTCCATAAACATGCAAAAGGAGAATGACTATGATTAATGCAAATGATTCTGTGAAGCTCACTGGTTCTGTTGCCAGCACTGGTACCGGCTCGTTTACCGTGTCCGTATCCGAGTTCTTCGTTGATGGGGCATGGCACAAACTGGAAACCCCTCGTGAGCTTGAGATTAACACGAGTGACTACACGAATGACTTTACGTCCCTGGAGCTCAAGTACATCAAGGAGAAGGCTGAGGCTGACAGCAAGTCCTCCACGCTCTGTGAGGATGACCTTGAGATTGTGAACTCCATTGTGAAGAAATTTTCTTCCGCTGCTGCTGACGTATGAGCATGGAGGAAAAGAATCGCAAGCCTCGCCATGTAAAGAAGGGCAAGGACATGCGTAGACACGTTAAGGACAGGGATGACTACAGGGTAGCCAAGAAAGAAATGTTTGAGCATAGAACGCGATGAATGACTTGGTTACAACGATAGACGATAGAGAAGCTGTGACATCCAGCCGTGTCGTGGCAGCAGCCTTTGAGAAAAGGCATGACAATGTTTTGCGAGACATAAGGGGTCTCCTCAAAATTGAGGATACCCAAGGAATGTTCTACAAGACTACATATGTCAACAAGCAGAATGGACAGGAGTACACGGAGTACCTCATGAACCGAGATGGGTTTGCCATACTGGTCATGGGATTCACCGGAGCCAAGGCTCTTGAGTGGAAGATGAAGTTCCTGAACCAGTTTAATGCCATGGAAGCCGTCATAAGACAGCATGGTCTTGAGGGGAAGGTACAGCAATCCCTTGATGCCATAGCTGACTTGCGAAAGCAGTTGAAGGATTCAGGCATACTGAGGGAGTACATAGCTCCCCATCATTTCTTTGACCATCTGACAGCACGCTGGAAGGAGGCAACGAAACGCGAGAGGGTAAGGGACTTTTATGATGATATAGGTTCCTATGCTGGCGTGAATGTTCCTTATAGTAACATGATAACCATCACGGTCAAGGAATGGCTACTGAACCATGTGGGACTCAGTACCATCGAGGAGCTGGTGATTGGACTGGAAACAAATACAATCACATATTCTAGCAAAGGCAACCCTGTGTCCAGGCATGGGGTATTTGGAAACAGGACTGAATGGGCAAAGATTATTAATGAGTTCGGCGGTCGGTGTGCTTACTGTGGAGCTGAGGGAACGCCATTGATTGCCGAACATATCATTCCGCAATCCGTGCTGTCCGTGGACCATCCTGAGCTGGTTGACATGATAGGCAACGTTGTACCTGCATGTCAGCAATGCAACCGATAGAAATACACGACCGACTTTGAGAAATGGTACCCAAGGCAGCCATTCTACTCAAAGGCACGGCACAAGAAAATAACAGAGCACATAAAGAAGTATGAGGTGAAGTGAATTGGCAGAGAACATCATGAGAGAAATCTTTGGCAACAAGCTTCGCAGGGATGCAGAGGTCGGCTCCATGAAAGACAAGTGTGCCCATGACTTCAAGCTGTTCTGCGAGTATTACCTGGCAGATAGCTTTGGATAGCCCTGGAGCCATAAGTTCCATGACTGGCTAATTGACAAGCTGGTGAGCATAACCTTTGACCATAGGGACGAGGAAACAAGAACAGTAGTTGCATCGCCTCGTGGTCATGCAAAGTCAACGCTCATATCCTTTGGGTATGTCCTTTGGCTGATAGTATACAACTACAAGAAGTTCATCGTTATAGTCTCGGCTACTGGCACGGTATCAAAGCAGTTCCTACTGAATATCAGGACAGCCCTTGAGACAAACCAGCGATTGAGACAGGACTTCGGTGACCTAACCAGCGATGACCTATGGAATAACACGGAGCTTCTTACGCAGAACAAAGTGTTTGTCACTGGTCGTTCGGCAGGACAGCAGATGCGAGGACTGAACTTTAATGGAACACGACCGGACATCGTTATCCTTGATGACTTGGAGACACCGGAGCAGGTGGCAAGCCCTGCACAGACACGGGACCTTGAGAAATGGTTTAACTCAGATGTTCTTCCTATGGGCAGCATCAGTGCTGACTTCATTTACATTGGCACAGTGCTTTCATATGAAAGCCTCTTGTATCACATGCTTACCAACGCTGGCTACAGCTCATGGACACGCAAGAGATTCCAGGCGGTGATTGAATTTTCCAGGAACCCATTGTGGGGCGAATGGGAAACCATCATTACAGACCTGGAACGTGGTGACCATGCGTATGACGATGCGGTGGCATTTTACAATGAGCACAAGGACGAAATGCTTGAGGGCACGGAAGTCCTTTGGCCAGACCAGCGACCTGACATGTACAGGTATCTCATGGAGCGCAGGATAGCCGATGAGGAAAGCTTTGCTAGCGAGTACATGAATGACCCACAGACCGAGAACACAAGAGTCTTTAAGACCAAGTGGCTTGAGGATAACTATTATGTCGATGCGCCTGACATTCGGGAAATGTGCATTGCCATTGACCCGGCGGTATCAGCGAAGCGTAAGAATGACTATAGCGCAATTGTTGCCGTGGGGCGTGGCATGGATAACTACTTCTATGTCCTGGAAGCCGATGTGCAGAAGCGCACCCCTGATAAGATTATTGAAGATGCCAAGGAGATAATCGCTAGGTACTATAAGTACAAGCCTAGTATTGTCGTGGAGACCAATCAGATGCAAGCATTCTTTAGCAGTACCTTGAAGCGAGATATGGTTAATGCTGGGATATACCTTGACTGGATAGAAGTCTATCGTAAGTCAGGTGACAGCAAGAGCAGCCGTATAGAGAGCCTGGTTCCGCATATAAAGAATGGTTACATAAAATTCAAGGCAAGTCAGAAGATATTGCTTTCACAGCTGAGGAACTACCCGAAGGGACACGATGATGCCCCTGATTGCCTGGAGTCAGCACTGGCTCCTATGCTGAGTACAAACAGAACATCGTTTGGCTTCAGTAGTGCAGGGGCCTCTCCGAAGCGCGGTGGAACTTTTGACTTCCTCAAGAAAGCGATAGGAATGAGGTGAGAAATTGTTTAACAGTGTAAGAAAGTATTTGGCAAGTGTAATCACGCCACCGTTGATGAAACTGCTTCCAACGGACAGGTATGGGACACGGCTGCCACAGAATGTCAAAACGAAATCTGTTTTGCCAAAGAACCCTACCGTGAGGCAGCTACGGAATTTCTCACGAGAACCTATTGTGCGCAAGGCAATCATGATTGTACAGGATGCCCTTGCCAGGCAGGATTACCGCATTGATGTAATCGGTGGGCGAGGGAAATGCACAAGGCAGATTGCGGTACTAAAGAATATCATTGAACATCCAAACGTAATCGACAGTAAGGACTCATTTATCAAGAGAATACTTGATGATGCGCTGGTACTCGATGCCATGACTGTGGAGGTGGCGAGGTCAGACGATGCAAGTCATCCTTTGTTCCTCTATCCGATTGATGGTAGTACCATTCAGCATTTAACTCCGTGTTGCTATTCAGACCCTGATGCTGCAAGGTATTGCCAGCAACAGGCGGATGGCATGAAATACTTTACAGCTAAGGAGGTTGCATATCTTCAGCGTGAGTATTTCACTTATCAGCCTTATGGTCTGAGTCCTGTCATGACCGCCTACAGGTACATTGATTACTATTTGTCAGCAGTTGACCAGAGTAATTCCAAAGCCACAAACGGCACAGCGGATTATCTGATTGACCTGAAGGATGTGTCCAATGATGAGCGTGAGAGATTCATCCAGTATTTCAACGAAGAAATTGAAGGTACTGGAAAGATACCGATTATCAACGGCACAGAGATTGAAACCAAGCAGATACGGTCGAGCTTCGGTGAGTCCAGTTATTTAAGCTGGCAGGATAAGCTTACTGCGATTATCGGTGTGGCTTTTGGACTGCCACCTGAGAAGCTTGGATTGATGATTGCTAATGACAGAAGCACTGGTGAAGACCAGGAGAATGCAGTGATGCAGGAACTGATTAAGCCTTATGCTTCCATGTATGAGGACCTGATTAACACTTATGTCATTGGCGCACTTGGCTGGGGAGACATCCTCAAGTTCCGCCTGGTATACGAGGAATCCGAACAGCAGAAGACCATAAAGTCCAAACGATTGATTGATGAATACTATCGCGGTGCCATTACTGAGAACGAGTTCCGTGACAACATGGGCTATCCTCAGAGCGACAGTCCTTATGCTTCCATGACCTATCCGGAGAAAACTGTGAAGATTAATGTGGACAACGGATTAGCTGGTGGGTTCAATGGAGTAGGAAATGTCAAGGACACCAGCGATACCAAAAAGGATACATGAAAGGTGGTGAGATAAATGGAGAAAATCAAGGCATCACTTAGTAATGTAACCCTATCGAAAGAAAAGAACCTGATGATTATCAACGGATGCATCGCAAAAATCGGTGAGCCAAGCACTGGCGCACCATGCGGTTCAGGTGGCTATAACGTATGCTTCACACAGGAATCAGTTGATGCATGTGGCAAGAGCTTCGTTGGTATGCCTGTCAACTGCGTGCTCCCTGCTGGCATATGGGGCGATGGTGCTGATAAATGCTACGCACCAGAAGAAATCCTTTCCGGGCATGGAGATGCCATCATTGGCTTTGTTCGCAAATGCAAAGCACAGGATGATAACATCATGGCAGAGATTGTCATGTGGAAAGAAAAGTATCCGTGGCTGGCAGAGCTTACCGTCAATACGATGGACTCATTAGGTTTTAGCGTTGAGATGTACCCGACCAAGGTACACAACGATGACAAGAATAATATCCAATACATTGATGAATTTGAGGGCATTGGCTGTGCAATGCTGTGGAGCAATGTAGCAGCTTTTTCCCAGACGTTCATCGATAAGATTGCAGCGATGAGGAGTGATAACAATATGGATGAAAAGATGAAGAATGAGATTGCGGAGCAGGTAAAGGCTTCCGTAGCAGAGAGTGCAGAGCAGATTAAGGTGGCTATGGATGAGACCATCAAGAATTTGGCGGAGACTGTGGCTGCCATTAGCGAGACCGTAAATGACCTGACGAAAGCACAGGCTGAACCTGAGGAGACGGAGGCACCAGTTGATGAGCCGGAGGAGCCGGTGAAGGCTTCTGATGAAACCGAGCAGACTATCGCTGACCTGAAGGCTACCGTTGAGGCGCTGAAGGCTTCCATCGAAAAGCCAAGCATCCCTGAGCCAAAGACTGGTCAGAAGGCACAGGCAAATCCTAACCTGGATGCACCGAGCGACAAGGCTGAGAGGATTAAGCAGATTAACGCATCTTCCATGTCCGCCATGGAGAAGCTGCGTGCCATTGCCCGTCTGAACATTAAGAAAGAAGGTTGATAAACTATGTACAATAGAAAGCTTTATAGAGCATCTGAAAGCCCGATTAACTACGTAAACCAGGGGCACGTAATGATTATTGGTGATTACGACCATGTGCTGAAGGATTACCTGAAGCGTGATTTTGCGATTGACTTCAAGGTGAACCATGTCCAGGCACTTGGCTATCCGCATGTATGGAATGAGCAGAAGGCAATTCCTGAGAACACTCAGGCTGTTGACCCTCGTGCTGGCTTTGGCACCAAGGAGGCTCCTTCTTATCGTCCGACTACCCTGAACGCCAACTACGACCGTGATAACTGGAAGCAGGCATTTGCCCGTTGCTACATCACTGGTATTCGTTATGACTTCTTCGATAAGAAGTTGGAGGAGACCTACGGTGTAATGGAAGACCTGATTGCGAAGGACTACAACGATATGTTCGTTGACTTCTCCCGTAAGACTGCAAATGATTTCTGGAATGGCACTGGCACCCTCGCTGGTACCACTGAGTCCGACCTGGTGTACTGCGGTGTACTGAGCCAGATTACTGACAAGACTGCCATCGTTTCCGGCGCAAACATTGCAGATGCCCTGACCACCAAGATTACTTCCTTGATGACTCGCCTGGATTACACCAACTACCCTGATGTTATCTGCATGAACCCTGCAACCTATGACATCATCATGAAGCAGGAGCAGAACAGGGACATCTATTCCAAGCCGGTTGACATGGAGATTATCCCTGGTATTTCCGTGCCAGCGTTCTACACTCCGATGGGCAAGCTGCCAATCGTATTGACTCCGTTCATCAAGCCGGTTACCGGCAGTGGCAAGACCACTCACTCCATTGTTGCTCTGAACACTTCCATGATTGACAAGCTGTACATGTTTAACGATGGTCCTCAGACCTACGAGATTGCCAACCCTGACAATCCGCTGGCCAATGACCGTCTGCTGACCGATAAGTTTGTCATGGACTTTGCAAACTACATTGTTCACGGCGCACACACTGGTGCACACTTCATCATGACCTATGAGGTAACTGCATAAGCAGGGGGCTACTAAGCCTCCTGTTTATCTTATGAAGGAGAACTGAAATGGCAAGAGCTACTAAGGCAACCACTAAGGTTGCAGAAAAGGAAAATATCGTTACTCAGGAGTATGAACTGCTTGAGCAGTACAAGGACTTCACGCACATCATGGTGAATGGTACACTTGTCCCTGTCCATGGTGGCAAGGTTATCCTGGGTAATCCTGACATGGCAAAAGGATTATTGAAATGAGTTACATAAAGGAAAGCGAGATACCGATTTACTGCGGTCTTGTCCGTGGCGTGACCATGGAGCATGTGGAAGCAGCGACAACTTTGATTGATGCATACAAAGGTACTAGCTTTCTCCCGGTTCAGCATGTGGAGCGTGTGGAGCTGAAGAAACGCCGTGGGGAATACCGTGGCAAGCTCAATCATTTCCCTCGCATCTGCATTGATAAAATCACGGCTAAGGTTCGCAGTATCTTCGGTGACCAGAAATTGGAGCTTCCTGTTGACTGCATTGATTTTGACGATGACCTTTCGTTGTACTTCACATTCACCATGCCACGCGAGCTGATGTTCAGGTCAGTTCCACAGAATATAAACATCGTATACCATAGCGGTTACAATGTCATTCCTGAACAGCTCAAGAGAGCGTGTGGCATCCTCGCTTGCAACATCAAACAGATGGGCGGTATTATGCGGTGGAAGCAACGTGATGACTACGATATTAAGGTTACGCTGTCGGATGAAGGTGTGTTCACGGAAGAAATAAAGGTTATGCTTAGAGGAGTTGAAATACGATGAGTAGTGTACTTGAATTTTACTCAGACAGGCTTGAGCGATTACAGTGCGAGCGCGGCTTCATCGAGGAAGGACTCATGTTGCGCAGAGGTAAGACTCAGAACCCATATACAATCTCTGACCACAAGAACGTCATTGTTCCCCTTGGAACGAAGATTGCAAACGGCGACCTTGTAAAACGCATTGACCATGAGTTGCAGGACCAGTTTATCATCGTTGCAAAGCAGATTGGAGCCGACTGCGTATCCATGCAGGGCAAGCGTATCAATTCTTTCATTGATATTTACCAGATTAGCAATAAGCTGGATGACCATCATCGTAAGATTGGCTTGAAGGAAGAACTTGTTCTTGAGAAGATTCCTTCGTACTGCGAAGACCAATCGGCGTACAATCAGTTCTATGATGCCGGTTATCTTCCGAAGGTTGTAAAGAAATTCTTTGTACAGCCTGACGATAGAATAAAGGATATGCAGCGCATCAAGAGTGAAGATGGTGTATTCCAGATTGACGGTATCACCAAAGAAAAGTACCGTGATGTTTGGGTAATACAGGTTTCGGAGGATGCCAGGAAATGAACGAGAGACTTTAGAAAAGAATGGAGAGATGCCTTCGCAAGTTTGCCCGTGCAAAGAAGAAGGAATTTTACCATAAGATGAACAAGACCGCAAAGCAGTACAAGAAAGACCGTGGTGAGATTCATTTTGAATCAGAGGTTTCTTCCACTATGGGTAAGGCAAAGCTATCATTAGCTGCCTATGGTCAGAGAGTATGGACATTCGAGTATGGTAAAGGCAAGGATACTGGTACGCTAGAGAAGACGAATTACACTTTACCAATGTCGTTCCACAAGACAAAAATATTCAAACAGTACACTGGTAATCCTGCGAGAAATCCAATGCGAAAGGTTTTTCAGCTGTATGCTAATAGACCTTCTAAGCGCAAAAACAAAATCACTGTTAGGCGCAAGAGAAACGGTGTTGTTCAGGAATACGAAATGAGTTATCCAAAGCTTATCAGTACACCGATTAAGAGCAATCGTGTAATGGATAAAAATGGACTCATGAGACTCATGACGAGGAAAGAGCAGCTTGCCGAAAGCAACATTGGCTGGAAACAACAAATTATTGGACTTTTTACGATTTACTCTCGACCAGGTACTTACACCGACCTCGATGGTAACTAGCATACATCCGATGCTAAAGCTGTGTTCGACTTAGAGAAGCCTAATAAGCATGGGGTGCTAAAGAGACCAAAACTCTCTCATCCAGGTAGAGCCTATGTCACTAACTTGTTTGAATATGATTTTGTACGAGAGAAGCCTCGAATATTCCCCAATAGGTCTAAGGCTCCTGATTGGACATTACATGGTTTCTGTAAGCAAGCTAATGAGGAAATAAAGGAATACGCTAAAAACGTGTTCGAGGAAATAGGATTTAAATGAATGCATTTGAATATGTAGACACACTCTGGTCCCTGTGTGCAGAAAATGAAGAATTAAGGGACCTGCTTAATATAAGCGAGAATGAGGATTACTCATTGAAGATAAGGCAAGAGGATGTATCAGCAGAGGGTTATGATGCAGACAAGCTCCCATTTATCACAATGTATTTTTATGAGGCGTGGACGACTTATAACGACTTTGCTAATCTTGGCTACTTATATATTGACATATACGCCCCTACACGCGAGGCTGTCCCTGCGATACGAAAGATAATCGTAGATACGATGCATGAGCATTTTAATGAGAGGGTTCGCAACGAAGGACAACAGCAGAGCGGTGTACATGCAGTGTATAAATACAGATTAGAATTTACTCCTCTGATTTCAACATAAGAAAGGATGATGTGTATATGGCTAACGTAGCAAACATTTTGAACACTCCGGTATTGCTTCATGGTATTGGTAAGGGTATTCTCAAGACCGTATAGGGTAAGATTCTTGAGTTCACCACTGCTCAGTCCATGAAGCTGAATATCACCACCAGCTCTGAGGATGTATTCGGTGGTGACTCCCTGTTCCCTCTGTATACCTACCTGACCAACAAGGAAGGCACCGTTGAGATTACCAACGCTGACTTCAAGCTGTCCCAGGTTGACATTGCTCAGGGAACCAAGTCCAGCACTACTGGCAACAAGCGCAACTACATGGTAAAGGTTACTAAGGACAGCTCCAAGCTGACCGATGATTCCGTTCCTGTAACTGGTGTTGAGGTTATTGCGATGGTAGGCCCTGATGGTAAGAGCGTACCTGTAGCAACCGATGCTGGCGATGATGTTGTTGCAATTTCCGCTACCGGTGCGATTACCGTTGGTACTAACGTAACTCTGGATGAGGGCGAGTACAACGTATGGTTCCGTGCTGACAGCTCCGCATCCGTGGCAGCTGAGATGCTGAAGAACGCTATGCCAGAGGTATCCGAGTTCACTTGGATGTTCATCACCGAGGATGCAGATGGCAACAAGTATCAGATTGACATCTATGCCCGTCGTGTCCGTGCAAACGGTGAGCTGGCTATTGAGACCGCACGCGATTCCGCAAGCACTCCTACCTTGACTGTCAAGATTCTTGACCCAGGCGATGGCAGGGATGACTTTGCAACCATTACTATCACTAAGCTGTGAGAATGAAAGGGGAGGACTAATTGTTCTCCCCATTATTTTTTTATGAGCAGGGGTAACGTTGAATTAAATGGAACGGAGCAACGCAGTCCACATGGGGGACTTAATGATACCCATGCCACAAGGCAGACACCGAGGCTGACAACCAGCATAAAACTCCTGTAAACATAAATAACCGAGTAGCGATTGCTACTCTTTTTTATTGGAGGTATTACTATGGAAACAAACACTATTTCTATGTATGAAACTGTTATTGACAGGAACAACAAGAAGCACAAGGTATTTTCCGTGCGCTTCAAGGACTTGCAGATTGTAACCTCTTTTACAGAGAAGTACAATCCTGACTTTTTGACCATGTACCTCCTGGCTCCTGTGAGCGAGGATGGCGAAGTGGTAAAGGATAAGAATGGTAACATTGACTATAACAACGGCTTCAAGGATGACCTGCTGGAAATCATTGAATGTGCCCTGGATTATCGTGAGAGCCGTGAGCAGATAGAGGAATGGCTGGATATGGCTATTGCCAAGGAAATAATCAATACCTTCCTTGGGCTTTCCCAGTTCAAAAAAAAAGCGATGTAAAGGAAAAGACTGAATGGAGAAATCTATTTGCCTCCATTGTTCAGAACACAAGCATGACAATGGAGGATATAGGCAATCTCCGAATCAATCAGATGGAAGATTTATTGGAAGGCATGAATGAAAATGCGGAAGCATTGGAGCGCGAGATGAAGGGCGAAGTAAAGCCATTGGAAGGCGACGCTGCCATCAGAAAACTTTTGGGAGGGATGTAAGTCATGGCTACAGAAAACGATAAACCAAAACTTGGATTGGATATATCCATAAGCACAACGAGTGCATTTAACTAGGTTAGGCATCTGAAAGAAGAAATCCAGAAGCTCAAAAATTTAGCCGATAAAGGAATTGATTTCTCCGTAAACATTGGCAGTGTTATTAAACAGGCAAACAGCGCACTCAAAGAGGCACGTAAATCTATTGATGACATTAAGAAGTCAGCGATGAAGGATGGAAAGCTCAAGCTTGACCTTTCAGAAGCTGATATAGCAAAGATTAATCAGGGCATGACTGAGTTGCAGACTGCTATGACCAAGGCATCCACATTGGGCATGGAGGCATGGGCTAGAGTTGACCGTGGAATCACACGGGCACGTAATAACCAGGCTGCGTTCATGAGGGAAGGCTATCACACAAATTTCCAGAACATTACTGGCAAAGCAGAAGAACTTGTACTGAAGACACAAAATGAAAATGTGAAAAATTCAATTGCTTACCAGATGAATAAGAAGTATTCTGAGTATGACTGGAGTAATTTGGAAAAACTTGAGGAAGCAAGGAATAAGTTTTCAGGGCTATTGAACTCATATAGAAGTATGAGCGTAATGGAGCCAAAGGACTTTGCAAATTTCATTTCTGAGTACAGGGCTATGGTGGAATACGCACCTGCTTCTGCTGGGATAAAGGATGTCCTTAAAATACTGGGTGAAAAAAATATGGACAAGGCGTTCCAGAGATATTTTAAGGACAGTCACTCGGAAAGACTAGCACGGCAACTCGAAACGCTGGCTCGTGTTGATGATGAAAAGTTTGCCTCGCTTTAGCCACAAACAAAACAGTATGCTTATGGTATATTGCAAGCGGGGGCAAATAAAGCATTCTTCAAGGATTTTTATAAACAATATGAGAATAACACTAAAATAGCCGAACTTTTACCATTTTCTTTGCAGGACAAGATTATTAACTGGGACAAGATGTTGTATGGCGAGGGCGCAACCAAGACCTCAGTAAATCTCGATGCACTTCGCAAGGTAAGCGAGGCTTTGCGCCAGGCTATCATGGAAGTCGTTAAGAGCGTAGAGCAGATAAAGAATGCCGCGGCTACAACTGCTGTTTCAATGAACACAATAGCACTTCCATCGGTTTCTCCTGTACCGCCTGAGAAGAGCAATCTTGTAGTACAGGTTAAACAGGAAAACGATGAAATCCAGAAGGCTTTGAAGCAGCGTGAAGCTCTCTTGAAACAGCTTAACGACATGAATAATCTTGTAGCCAAAAGGACTTATGAGCATCGCCTGGAAAAACTGGATAAACTGAACGCTACTCTGTCTACTAATGGGTATGGCATACAGCTTCCGAAGTTCTATGCAAAGAGCGGTGACAAGGAAGCTACAAATGCAGCCTACGACAATTACCTTCGCGAAGCATCCGGTTACAACTCCATGCGCAAGGAGCTCACGTCCATGATGGAGCGTGGCATCATGCCTACCAAGGAGCACTGGAATGAAATCAGGAATAACTACATGTCCATGCTCAATTCCCTCCGGGAAAAGCGTTACAAGATTTCCCCTGTGTCTGACGATTTTACAGGAGGCACCTACGAAAACTTCATTGCTAAGATGAAGGAATTCCAGCAGACCGCCAAGGCAAATAGCATGGTGTCCATTAACGCTGATACTCGCCAGGTCAGCGAGAAGATTGCAGAACTGCGCAAAGCCATGGCTTCTCTGGAAGCATTCAGCATTAGGATTACAGCGAACACCGAGCCTATCATTAAGGCAGTTGATTCCGTGATTGCCAGATTGCAGTCTATGAAAGATGTGGCCATCAACGTAAACGCGAACACAAAGCCGTTCATGGAGGCAATAGATACTTGCATGGCAAAGTGCAAGGAGCTCAAGCCAAATATAGAATTTGATGCAACGAAGCTTAATGCAGAGCTTGCCAAGATAAAAACTGTTCTTCCTATTGCTATTGATTTCGAGAAGTACCGTATGGAGCTTCAGAAAATCCAGAAGTACACTGATAGCTTGCCACACATGGTGCTCAGGGCGGGGCTTGACACGAGTGAATTCATTAAGTCCGTTGAGGCTGCTAAAATCAAGGCAAAGGAAATAAAGGATATTCGTCTGAACATCGATGCAAGCGGTATTGAGCCTGGCTACAACAAGTTCAAGGATTTCGTTGATTACGCATACAGGCACAGTCCTATTGCAATTGGCGTTGCAGTGAACGAAGCTAGCCTCAGCGTTATTGACTTGTTACTTAGTAGAGTCCAGACATTACAGTAGGCATCCAGATTACAGATTGACTTCAAGAAACTCTATGATGACATAAAGGTTCTTGAGCAGAACTGTCCTACAATAAAATTGCCAGTGGTAATCAATAAGGAACTTTTCTCTGAACAGGTAAACAAAATAGCTTCACCGAAAATTCCTACGCAGCTCAAGGTTGAACGCCAGAAGTTCCGTGATGAGGTCAAGGACGTTGGTGAGAAGCTTCCTAAGATAAAGGTAGGTATCGGAGTTGATGCAAAGGGATTCCGTGACGAAGTTAAGAACGTTGGCTCACAGCTTCCTACAGTAAAAGTCCCTGTTACTGTTGACTCAAAGTTTTTCAAGGATGAGACTGCACGTATACAGGAAACACTTGATACTATAAAACCCGTATCTATAAAGGTCAACGCTGATACACAGCAGTTCCTTGCTACTATAAAGGAATGTATTGATGAGCTTCATAAGCTCAAGGATGTAACTGTCACAGTGAAAGGTAAGAAGCCTAAGGAAAAGCCAGCTGCCGTTACAGATGATACTCCAAAGAAGGGCAAAGGAAAAGCCAAGAAGGAGATGGATTATGATGAGCTCCTTACTATGCTCAAGATAAACCAGTTCTCTGATGGCATATCTCAGAGCAAGTCCACTGTGGGCGCAAGACTCAAGAGCGTAAGGAATCTCCAGAGCGCAGCAATGCAAGGTGGATGGCAACCGAGTGCCGATGATTTGGCATGGCTAGCAAATGAGCGTAATGTTCTTGAGAGGAAAAATGAAGCAGTCAAGCTGAACAATACCAGACCTGGGACGAACCTTATTGACGAGCAGATTCGCCAGAGAGAACAGGAATCCAAGGCGTTCAGGAAACAGCTGGAAGGATGGATAAATGAGCGTGCCAAAGAAGAAATCGCTGAAAACAGAAGGCGGCTTCTGAGGAACCTCAAGGAGTGGCGAAAGAATAATAAGGCAATTGAGAAGGCGAAGGAAGAAGCCCGTAATAGAGAGTTGGCTAGGGAGGCTCAGGCTGCTAAAGAGCAGAAGGAGTACAATGACCGCACGGCAAAACTTCTTGTTCAGGAAAAGTTCGCTCAAGCAAAGGAGCAGGAAAAGGCAGAGCGTGCCCGTTTAGACGCTAATAACAAGCAACTCCGTGAAAACCTCAAGGCATGGCAAAGAAACAACGCTGACATTGAAAAGGCAAAGGAAGAGGCTCGTAAACGTAGGGTAGCTAAAGAAGCTCAATTAGCCAAAGAGGAGCAGGAGGCAGAACGTGCTCGCTTGGATGCTAATAATAAACGGCTTCGTGAAAACCTAAAAGCATGGCAGAAAAATAATACTGCAATTGAGAGGGCAAAGGAGGAAGCTCGCAAGCGCAGACTAGCTAAGGAAGCTCAGACTACCAAAGAGCAAAAGGAATACAGTGACCGTACAACAGCTCTTAATGTTAAGGAAAGGATGCAGAGAATCCAGAATGAAAACAAGGTTGCCAAGGCTGAGAAGCTCATAGCTAATCGCTGGCAACAGTTTGACATGCTGGACAATGTTACTCCGAAAGCATATCTTAGCATGTTCCAGTTCCTCGACAAGCAAATCAGCAAAATTGAATCCCTGGGCGGTAAGTACACTGGTCGCGTGCTGACCAAGACCCCGGAGGAATACAAAGCGAGCTATGTAAAACCTTCGACCGGCATAGATGAAGCTGCACGGAAGCAGCAGAACTTAAATGCTATTCAGGAAAGATACAATGTTGAGCTTGAGAAACAGAATGCTTTGATGACCTACGGCACACTGCTTTCCCAGAAGCAGATTGACACTGCAATCAGGAAACTCGAAGCGTTGCGCAAGAAATACGAGGAGCTGGGCGGTGAGCGTAGCAAGCTCCAGTTGTCCGACATTGAAACTGCTGGAACCACTGCTCGCGCCGTGAATTCTGCAATCGTTGACCGCAATGTGAAAGCTTGGAGCATGGATAATGTAGCAACTGTGTCCCAGGGATTATCGCACCTCAGTGGTATGCAACAGGCTCAGTACAATGCATGGCTACAGGACCCAAGCAAGAATAACCTGAAGAACCTTACGCTTACCACGACGGAGATGAAGAAACTCAATAAGGAAGCCCAGCGTTATCAGCGTGTTGTCAACGACACCAATAAGACGATGGAGAGCCTTAACAACAAGATTCACAATCATCTTTCCTGGATGACAAGCGGACTGTTCATTGGAACTATTTTTGCTATTCCTGCTGAGGTAATGAACCAGTGGAAGGAGCTGGAGTACAGCCTCGCCGGTATCAGGCAGGTTATCACGGAAATCGAAAAGAACGAGGGTGGCAATGCGTTCAAAGAGGCATTTGACTTGATGGAGATTGCCAAGAAGAATGGTGTTGGCGTTGCTGAGACCATGGATGCAGCCAAGTCTATCGGTCGTATGTATGGTAAGAACCCTATCGACTCAAATGGTGTCGAAGAAAAGGGCGTTGGTATTCGCAATACAAACCTGATTACTTCACAGGCAGCGAAGATGGCAGTAGCCGATGCCTTCGATATGGAGAATGCATTCAAGGGATTGGAGGCAGCGTTATCCCAGTGGAACTTGCAGACAGAGGATACCAACCAGCTTCTCATCAATACCAATCGCATCCTAGAAGCATGGACTATCACTGCTCATGCCGGTGCTGCATCAGCACAGGATATTGGACAGGCAATTGAAATCGCTGGTACTGCTGCTGCAAACGCAGGTGTATCATTCGAGTTCTTTAATGCCCTTGTTGCTACAGGTGTACGACAGACTGCACGAAGCGGTAATGAAATCGGTCAGGCAATCAAGTCCATGATGGTTTCCATGCAGTCAAATAAATCCCTGAAAGCCTTGAAGGAATGGGGGATAGAGCTGTATAATGTAAGCGAGGATGGCACGAAATCCATGCGCTCCATGGAGGACATTATTCTCGATGTATCCCTGCTCATGAACAATACGGCAAAAGATACAAGAGGGTTGCTGACCACACTGTCCGGTGGTAAGTATCAGTATTCCAAGGTATCAGCAATGCTGGGCAATTATAAAGAATTGCTCCGCATGATGAAGCTCATTAACAATCCTAATGATAATCTCATGGAAGGTAAGTCAGGACTGTTCATTGACCAGCAGGTTGAAGTGCAGATGGATACCTTGCAGAGAAAAATCAATTCTATCAAAGCGGATGCGCAGAATATCATATTTGATATTGGTGTAAACGCAGGTGGATTGGATGCTCTCAAGTGGCTCGCTGACAAGATAGATGACATCATTGTGGGCACTCAGAAAATCGGTGATAAATGGGGAGAAACCGGTACCAAGATAGCCGGGGTAACAATAGCAGCTTTAGCTCTCTATAAGGCTGTAGAAAAAATACAGGTAGCCATGAAGACATACGAGATGTACAAGGCTGCCTATAACGCTACTGGCAATACATAGCTCTTCCAGTCGCTCCTTGATAATAGGAAGAAGGACATAGAGCTCAAGGCATCCCAGAGAGTAGCAAGTGCCATGAGTGACAACGCTATTGTCGGTGGGAAAACCGCCAGTGTCGAGGCTAATACAATAGCAACTAATGCTAACACGGCTGCAAGAACTGCTAATACTGCAAGCAACACTGCAAACACAGTAGCTACAGCGGAAAATACAGCGGCCAGCACAGCGAATACAGCGAGGAGAGTAGCGAATACAACTGCTACCGAAGCTAACACTGTAGCAACTGTAGCTAATGCTACGGCTCAGAGGTCGGCAGCTGGCGCAGCAACGGGAGCAGCTGCTTCAATGGGAGTAATGGCTACCGCTGGCATGACTGCTCGCGCTGGACTTGCTGCCCTGGGCGGTCCGCTTGGTGTTGCAATTACAGCCTTGACAATCCTTATTCCTCTTGGGATAGAATATGCATCAACCCTGGGTGAGGAAGCAAACGCTGCAAAGAAAGCTGCGGATGCAATTGCTGAAAAGAATAACGCAGTAGACCAGGAGGTTTCCAAGGCTAACCAGCGTGAGCACGCAGCTATAAGCCTGGCAAACGCTTACAATAATCTAAGTGTGCAGATAGCTAATGGCACCCTGCGTACCGAGGAGGCAAAGAAAGCTGAGGAAGAAATGGCTGACCTCAAGCATACGCTGATTGGTATCGTTGGGCAGGAAGCAGTGGCAATAGACGAAAACGGCAGGATTAACATTGACACCATCAAGCGAATGAGTAAAGCTGAGAAACAGGCAGCTATTGATAAGCTCAGGGCTGACCGTGACAAGCTTGAGTCAGAAAAGGCTGAGACTCAGAATACTATTGAGCTGACAAAACAGCGTATCGAAGCAATCAAAGCTGAGATTGAAGCTATGAAAGAGCGTGCTGGTGCCAGCAGTACATGGGATAAAATAGCTGCCTCCGTATACCGTGGAGCAGCTTGGTTTGCACATGCTACAGGTCAGACCACGGACGAAGAGTATGAAACCAATTTGGCAAAAGCAGACCTCCGTGAACAGGGCGTTCCTGCCGAAAAACTCGCTGAACTTGACATGGCAACCAAAAGGGTCTCTGAGTTACAAGGTAATCTTGATAAGCTTAACCCAAACATTGATACTCTGAATAATGCAATAGGAAACCTTACATCCCTTGCAGAAGAGGGGAGTCAGACGTACAACCATGGCGAAATAGAGGAACCGGAGGAAAAAGCCTCCGCTGGTAAATCCGCTGGCTCAGGTTCTCGACAGAATAGCATGCAGGACCCTCGCATCCTTTCGCATATCAGTCGCATCGATGAAATCGCAAGCAACACCAGCAACCAGGTGTCCCTGCTCAATGACATCAAGTCCCAGCAGGGGAACTCCAAGGAGCTTTCCATACAGACTTTCGATACATACCAGAGGGGCATCGACGAGCTCAAGGCTGAACGCCAGAGGCTCAACGACACTCTGTACGAATCGAATGTCAACGCCTTCAACGGTCAGTTCTCTGCAACCATAAGCGATACCGCTGCATCCGATGCGGTAATCAATGCTGCAACGCCGTATCTTGAGCAGACGATGGAGAACGGCACCGAAGGCTGTGTCGAAGCTGTTACTAAGATTGGCGAAAAAACCAGCAGTTTCCTTGCGCAAGAGCTGAAGAAGGGCGTAGTCCGTGTGCCTATCCTGGTATCCGATGCTGAGAACGCTGGCATATCCGTAGTGCCTTACGATGCCAATAACGTAGGTGCCGGGGATATAATTGTCTATGGCAACAATGACCATGTAGTCATGGCTGATGGCAAGGGAGGCTATGTAGGCAATAGCTCCAGCCTGAATCGTGTTATACATAGACCTGACTATACAGCCATGAATGGCATGGTGCCTACCAAGATTATCAAGACTGGAACCATAGCTGGCGACATGAAAGCAAGCTGGAACGACAGTTTTGCCAACTATGCTATAGATAATGAAGGGCACATGATTACCAGAGAAATGTGGGACCGTGCGGAGCTTTCCGGTCAGATGAAGCTCGTTGAACAGGCATTGCAGGTCAAGGGACAGGAGAACAACGAGTACCTTATGCAGCTCTCCAAAGTGCTCCTCGCTGACCTCAAGCTCCTCAACGATGTCGGTACTAAAATCAATGGACTCACGAGCCAGCAAGCGAACCAGTGGTTTACCGACATGAATGCCGAAGTGTCCCAGGCTGGAACCACTGCATCCCAGCAGGGGAACCGTGAGCTGTTCATGCTTGGCTCAGGGGCAACCGAGTATGACAAGGCTCGCATCGAGCTCCAGAAGAACACGGCTGAACTCAGTACCATGAGTGAGATTGTGGAACGTAAGCAGACACAGGATCTGAAGAATACCGTTGCTGGCAAAGCTTTCCTTGACAGCTACCTGCAGAAGCAGATGACTCAGCGCGACCTCCAGTTTAAAACCGTTGTGGCCATGTATAACGATGCCAAGGCAACTGCTGACCATAATGCCAAGATGCGTGACTATGGGTACAACGGTGTCTATGACCGCATGGGGGACAAGCGAGCCACGGATGCGCTGGCAGATGCGATGGTACAGGTGGAGCTCCAGCGGAAACAGTTGGAGCTTGCGAGAGATACGGACGAAAAGAATTACCAGGAAATCCGCAAGATGGAAGAGTCTTACAAGGATGCCCTGGAAGCACTTCGTGCCGCACAGCGCAAGTACAATCAGCAGGTACTCGATGGATTCGAGCAGATTGCCGAGGACTTCATGTTCAACGGCAAGTCCTTCAGGGATATAATTGACAATCTCTGGCAGGACCTGGGCAAGGATGCATTGAGGGCATTGTTCGGGCAGGATATTAGCGGTAATCATTCCTTCCTTGCAACCCTGCTTGGTATTGGGAAGCCTGATGAGGAAATGGCGAAGGCACAGGCACAGGAGGAGCTCAAGAATGTTCCGCTTATCAATAACACCAGTGCTACTGACAGGAACACCTTGGCGGTAAACCAGCTTACTCAGGCTATGCTTGGTCAGGCATTTACCCCATTGGCTAATTCCCAGTATACGTTTGATGCTACACGAAATGCGTATGAATCCGCGAGACCATTCAGCTTGCAGGAGAATGCATGGAACAATGCGGTAGCAACGACAGGCTTTGGCTCACAGCCTACCTACGATTTCGAGGCTGACATGAAGCAGTGGAAGCAGAGCAACGATTACCTGAACCGCACGATGGCACAGTCGAATCGCTTGAACGCCACCGGGAACACCGAACAGAAGAAGAGCAATGATGCTCTTGGCAAGAACACCAATGCTAATCTTCAGGTGGCAACCGGTCTCATGGGCATCGGCAATGCCTTTGCAAACGGTGACTGGCTGGGCGGGCTCCTTGGAATAGCCCAGATGGGCATGGGCTTCGGCTGGTTCAAGGCTGACGGTGGCAAGTTTGCTGACGGTGGAGCACCTGCTGGCAAGGTTACCGGTGCTGGCACTGGAAGAAGCGATAGTATCCTTGCATACCTTGCCAACAAGGATAAGTTCGTATGGCTGTCCAATGGCGAGTATGTCATCAACGAGAAATCAGCGAAGGCACTTGGATACGATACTCTCGATGCCCTCAATGGATATGCCACTGGAGGCAGCCTGGATTCCTCGCCTGTCAATCCAACACCGTACATTCCTACGATTAATCCGCAGGTAGCCAAGAAAGCTACGAGGATTTCCGGGAACAGTACCACGGAAGCCCTGCTGAGAAAGCAGAACAAATACATGGCTGAGCAGAACTCCATGCTCAAGAACATGGGCGAGTCCGGGAACGGTCAGGTGATTGTATTGAACACCCAGGCATCCAGCGCGGATGTCATGAAAGCCTTGCAGGAGAACCCAAGAGCTGTCCAGGCTATCCTTGGCAGACAGCAGAGAATGGGCTTTAGATAAGGTTTTCAGAGTATATAATGTCGCTCTAGGTATAAACTATAGGGCGGCATGATTATACCCTGAAAAATGGGGATTAAAGGGTACTTTTGGGTACTCAGAATTGATTGTGGATGGTATAATGATACCGAGGTGATAGCGATGGAGTCTCGGTCATTTCGTTTTGTTATAAATAATACTCCTGTTTGCATAAATGTAAAAGGCCCAGTTACAAGAATAATATTTAAAGATAATAAAGGGGAAGTGTGTAACAAAGGGGTAGGCACATCCAATAATGATTTCTTTAATGAAAACGGCGAACCCAGCAAGAGGTTACTATCAATTATCGAAAGGCTAATTGAATATCGTAATAATCCTCCAGTAAAACTGTACGAGCGTATAGTAAAGGTTAATGTACCAAAGAAAAAAGTTGCCAGCGATGATATTATTGCATCGTATGATAGAAAGCTTTGTATCACAGATGGTAATATAGATGTCAGTATAGAAGTTTGTAACTCTACCTTAACAAGTGCCACAGTTGTTATAAGTTTTGTGGGTAGCGACGGTTATAAATATCGTAAGTCATTAGATGACATGGATATGAAGACTATTGCCAGCGACCATAAATTGAAGCACTGGGGCAGAGCGTATGCAAGAAAACTAAGATATACGCGCGAGTCAAAGATAGCAGCGGAACAAGAGGAACACTATAAACTCAAGTGGGTGAAGTGTTATGTGTATAAGGATGAAGTTATAGTTTCAATAGTATGCGCTGAACCAAATATTTTGGCGATTACTACAGGCAACATGTCTACGAAAAAAAGCTATAATCCAGGAATTATCCGCGATTGTTCTCCTTTTATAAAATTTGGGACAAACGAGATAGATGAAAATAAAGTAATACGATGGACAAATGAATACATAGACCGAAAATATTTTCGGGGGGGGCGGTGCGCATAGCGCAAAATCAAAGAAGATTCTACGCGAATACAGCAAGCTCATTGTACCAGCCAAGGAAAATCCTATAATCAATTATACTCATGATAAGGACATCGTGTCTTATGGAGACTCAATCGTTTATCTGCGTAATGGCGTTGAGCGCACAGCTACTTTCGATGCAGACCGCAACTATCCAAGTTATGCTGAGAAGCTTCTCGGACACAGGCTGAACGAAGTTGTCGACGGAATGAAAATAATTTCAATAGAAAAATAATGAAATTTCCTTGAAACCGTACATAGCATATGGTATAATATACTTGAAGGTCGAATGGAATATTTTTGGTCTTCAGATGCATTATATGTAGAACCCCTTTTTTCTCTTTCTTTGCTAAAGGAGATAGGGTGTAGCGTGGTCAAAGAGGACACCATGGCAACATGGTAGCATCGCATAAGGATGTGACTCCTGCGTGCTCACTGGATGGCAACGTTAATTCCTAATCTCGCCCATGAAGTACTTAGATAGTAGTGGGAACCCGGCTTACCTTTCTCTGTAAAAAGAGAAAGAAAGTAACGCCAGGGGAGAACTCTGCCCATGAGGGGGTTTGGGGGAGTAACCATAGAATTTCATAGATAAACATAGTTACCCTATGTATAACATAGATACTCTATAGTATTCCTTGGTATATCATAGTTATACATAGTATATCATGGTTTACATGGTATACCATAGGATAGCATAGTTCTCCTTAGAACTCTATATTGTTTATACATAGAAATTCAAGGTATTCTATAGAACTCTATAGATATTCATGTATACCATGGATAAATATATATATTCTATAGAATAAACCTTCCTTCGGAAGGTTAATCCACTGACGTGGATTGACGTATCCCAAGGCAAGGTTATCTTGCATGGTACTTGCTTAGATATTCCATGGAATACTAAGTACCTTAGAACCTAAGTACCATGTATCTATAGAATACTTAGAACCTTAGTACCATAGTATACATAGATACCATAGTTATACATAGTATAACATAGAATACATAGTAACCCACAGAGACAAGTGATAACATTGCTTGTCTTATTTTATTGGAGGTAAACATGCAGTACGAAGAATACATAGGTTTGCCATACAAGTTCAATGGCTCCGATGAGAATGGCGTGGACTGCCTTGGTCTCGTAAGGATGTTCTATCGAAAGCATGGCTGGATAGATATTGACGATGGCTTACCGATAGACAAGGACACATGGATGAGATAGGCTCCCAGGCGCATCATGAGGTTCTTTGGCAAGCACTTTGACAAGGCAAGGGAGCCGAAGGACATGCGACCGTCAGCAGTGTGCATCATGCTCATCAATGGGGAAATCCATTTTGGCATCTATCTTGGCTATGGTCGCATGTTATAGACACAGCTCACGACTGAGGGCTATGAGGACAGCTATACCACGATATACCGGAGAGAATTCTGGGAGCCGTGGTTCAAGATTGCGTTCAATAGAAGGGAGGGGTAAGCATGGTACAGACTAAGAAACGCCGTGGAGGCTGCAAGTGATTCGGGGGAGCTTCCATGCTCCCTCAGTAAGGAGGCATGAAAAATATGGAAACACTAAAATTAATCCCAAGAGGTGATGTGACCAAGGCATACGACTATGGGAACAATGTTGTATAGTTTGAGAATGGCTTGCAGCAGGTTCAGAGGAAATATGTTACCCCACGCCTTACCTTGTCCATCCACGTCGAGGGTGACAAAGATATGAAGGAATACCTGGAGGAGTTCATTAATGCCAGGCATGGCAACTATGAGCCATTCTATTGGACATACGAAGGCAAGACAGATGTTTACCGTTTTGGCGAGAGTACCATCCAGTTCACGGAAATACGTGGCTACGAGGGTGAGGGCACCGTGGGCTACAAGGCTGACATAAGCCTCCAGAGATGCAAGGAGCGTGAGTATTAATGGTACAGCTACCGGTATGCATGAATGAAATGAAGGACAAGGGCAATACCTTTTTTATTGAATTGTATACAATTGCACTTCGCACTGGTACAATTCATCTCGCTGCTTGCGATGAGGACATCGTATTCGATGGAGTACGGTACATCGCAGTACCCATCCAGCGAGAGTCCGTGACACGCTCCATGGACAATATTACAGACAGTTGCCAGCTCACGATAAGCGATGTTGACTATTAGCTCCTTGCTTATGTGGTGAATGGCTTTGACTTCCGCGGTGCCATGGCTACCGTGGTACGCATACAGTATCCTGAGAGCCTTAAGGATCCGAAGATATATGAATGGATATACGCTGGCACAATTGATGAGCCATCATTTGCCGAGGGAACCTTCAGCTGCAAATTGCAGACCGTGTTCCCACAGGTGCAGTGCCCTAACCGTGGATACCAGCTGGCTTGCAATAGCGAGTTCGGTGATGCTGAGTGTGGCTATAGACCGGCAATCATATCCGCTGTTGTCACGGGTGTTAATGGAAATATATTGACAGTGAACATGAGCTTCAATAGCAACTATTGGAAGAACGGAGTAATCACGATTGCGGGGGAGTCCAGGATAATCGAAACGAATGCAGGGAACTCCCTTTAGATAAACGTGAATTTCCTTCAGGATAATATTGTAGGCAAGGTTGCAACGCTAAAGCAGGGGTGCGATAAATCCCATGAGCGTTGCGCATATTATGGGAACACCATTCATTATGGCGGATTCCCTGCGATACCGTTTGAATCAGTATGGAGGTGATTGGATGCAAGGATATAATGTATTGAGCGATGAGAAGCATCGTGAAGTAATGTTTGACTTTGACCTCCAGTTGTTCGGCGGTGGAGGCGGAGGAGGCAAGAGTACAGGGAAGATAATTGGCTCCCTCCTTATTGGTGTATTAGCTGCTGGTGCTTTTCCTGGTGGTGCTGCATGGTTTGCCAGCGGTGGTGTCACAAGCTGGGCAAGTGGTGTCATGGGCGCAGCATTGTTCTCCAGCGTATGGACTGCGACCCATCGTCAGGACAGCTATAACTTTGATGGTACCGCTGACATACAGAGGTTCGAGCGTTCCCAGGAAACCATGACCTCTGATGGTGACCTGCCTGTTGTCTACGGTCGCAGACAGATTTCAGGCAACCAGACATACCATAAGACCAACTCTGATTCCACGACCTTATGGAAGCACGTTGTGCTGTGCGAGGGTGGTATAGAGGGCATCGAGTCCGTGACAGCCAATGACCTGCTGATACCTACGGGCTCCCAGACTGGCAACACGGTATTCACTATTCAGAACGTGAAGTACCCGGATGCATGGGTAAAGAAGGATGGACATACGCTTACCCTGTATGCCAACGGAAATACCAAGTAGATTTACCTGTGCACCAAGGATGACTTGCAGAATCCAGATGCAAGTTTCTGGGAGTACCAGGTGCAAATGGGCTCACTCATCTCCTATATTAATCGCATGGGAGATGGGTGGCAAGCGTTCCCTGTATCAAGTACTAATAAGTATCCAGGTGAGCTGTGGGATGCATGGACAGCTGGCTGCTACAGAAGTCCCATCAATTTCCAGTGTTCCACGGTAACAGGCGGCACATCATACACATTCCATGACTGCACGCCTCCATAGAATTACAACGAGGTTGGTGGCTATCCTAATATGGCATGGCTGGACATGACCTTCACGATTTCAAACGAGCTGAATGGCAACCCAAGCGTATCATGCCTGGTCAAGGGGCGCAAGGTATACGATATACGCACAGGCATAACAGCGTACTCCACGAATCCTGCACTATGCCTCCGTGATTTCCTGTTATCCAAGCGGTATGGCTTGGGCAAATGGTTTACTGCGGACATGCTCGACACGGACTCGTGGATTGAGGCAGCGGACTACTGTGATGAGCAGATAACATTCCTTGATGGGCAGGGAGCCAGGGTTACAGCAAAGCGTTATGAGCTGAACATGGTCATCGACAGCAAGCGCACGGGCCTCGAATGGGTACAGGAGATGCTTGCGAACTTCTGTGGTTATCTCGTGTACAGCGGTGGCAAGCTGAAACTCAAGATAGAAAAGCAGACACCTGTGTCATACAAGTTTACCGACGATAATTGCTTTGACCTGAAGATTTCACCGCTGGCTCTGTCGGAGACACCGAACCGCTATGAGGTGACGATAATTGACCCACTGAACAACTGGTCAGCCGTGAAATGCATATGCGATGACTATGCAGACCAGAAGGAAAGACAGCGGATAGTAACGAAGGCTGTGAGCCTAGAAGGCGTTACATCGCAGAACCAGGCATTGCGTCTGGCAAGGTTCTACCGTGATTACAATCTGGTATGCCCAATTCAGATGTCATTTACCACAGGTATGCAGGGGATGCACCTGGAGCCGGGGGACGTTGTGACCGTGTCATATCATGGCGTGTTCAAGGAGATGCCTATACGCATCACCGAAATCAAGGAGACAAACAAGGGTACTTTTGAAATCAGCGGTCGGCAGTACAACGATACAATCTATGGAGACATCTTGGGCGGTGGCATCCACTGGTACAACTACAGTACCATGCAGACTCCGCTGGCCGGTGAAATCCCTGAAGTTATTAACTTGCAAGCGGTAGATGATACCTATGTATTAAAAGATGGTACGAAGAACTCTACCATAAAGCTCACATGGGAAAAGCCATCTGGTTACCAGTTTACCAGCAGTTATACGATAGATTATTCACTGGACGATGGAGCAACATGGATAGCAGCTGGAAGCACGAGGGAGACCAATTTCTCTTTCCCTGCTCGCATGTACTGGACACATCTCATCAGGGTTCGCGTTGAGAATACCGTGGGACGATTGTCAGCCGGTGAGAAAACATCTGTGTATGTCAGCGGAAAGAATAATCCTCCATAGGACGTACTTAATCTCCAGGCTGAGCTGCTGAATCAGAGCATCCACTTGACCTGGGATGCCAACGCTGACCCTGACCTTAAAGGGTATAACGTGTACATGGGGATTAACGGATGCGAGAAATCCAGTTGTGAGCTTGTGGCAAAATTACATTCATCGAATACAATTATCATTCCAATTGAGTCCGCAGAGGATTACATCTTTTACGTTGAGGCTGTAGACACGGCTGGAAATGCATCTGAGAACGCAGCGTATGTAAATGTTCACTTGGAGCCGCTCCCTATGGTTACAGGGTTTTACGCTGTAAAGAATGGCGATAACATAAATTTCTATTGGGACAAGGCTGGCGATTGCAACTATGAAATCCGCTGGGGAAATTCATGGAAGAATGGTCAGCTTGTAGCTAAAGTGAATTCAAATGTGTATACGCATTTCTTTCCTTTGGTTGGCACGCACTCATTTTTTATCAAGGCATATAATGGACTTGGTTTATACAGCAGGAGTGCATCGTATGTAAGGATTACGCTTACACCAGCAGTTACACGCAATGTCATAGCTGAGTTTGACGAGAGGGCTAATGGATGGCGTGGAGCAAAGAACCTGACGTACATTGGTGATGACTGCTTGATTAAAGGGAACAATGCTATAAGCGGTGAGTATTACACGAATATCAGGTTAGACAAAGAGGTCGATGCACGCAATTGGATAGAGTTTGATGTTATCAGCTTGGCCAGTGACTATACATGGACAACAGCGAATACCAATTGGCAGGATGGAACCTATGCATGGTTGCAGACAGAGGGCAATTATCGCTGGTGCGATGCTGAGAAAGCGTGGACGGACTATGAATTTTCATGGAAGGAAAATGCTGACGAGTATCCGGTGGAAGTAAGCAATTACATTGCCCAGTACAAAGGAGTCGACGATTACCTGTACACATTCGACCTAAATGAGAATACAGATGGGGCAAAGGTGGCTACTGGCATAACCTATGCTGATGGCAAGTTCAGGCAGGGGGCCGTAATAAACAATGGCGTAACCTTGGATTATGCCGTGAATATACCGGCGGAGTTCAATCTGTCCTTCAATGCAAAGCACCATGAAGCTATAGACAAGCATATTGTCTATATGACATTGGAAGGCTCTAACGGATGGATGCGCATAGAATACAAGGATGGCATAGTGAGTCTGCTGGATTCGGCACAGAACCGCATCGAGATACCGATGAGGAATTACGGTGAGGATGCATTGAATTTCTATGTACAGCAGAAGGCTGACGAGAGAATCCTTACGGTAAACAGCATAGCAAATGGCAAAACCATGTCAGCAAGCTTACCGCTGGGGCCTATGGGGACATTTACAGAAATGAGGTTGAGACCATGAATGAGCAAACGGAAATAAAGGAAGAAGTAGAGATACATGTTATCAGAGGAGGTAATGCAAATGAAGATTGATGGAGTCATGACAGTATAGGTTTATCACAAGGATGGCAGTGTGCGCACTGTTATTCAGCACAATATGATTGTATCCAGTGGATATGATGCTATGTGCGATGTTATTGGCAATGGTGTAATGGCACATATGAGTAAGATTATGGTAGGCAGTGGAACTACAGATACGAATGCTTCCATGGCAGCACTTGAATCCAAGGTAGCAGAGAAGGCTGCTGTGTATGCTCACGAGCAGGGCACTCGCAGCTTTTCCTTGAGCACGGATTTCTTGGAAGGCGAGGCTGTCGGTGCGCTCACGGAGGCTGGCGTGTTCAACGATGATGATGTTATGCTTGACCGCGTAACATTCAAGCCATTGAACATTGATGCCGATGACCGCGTGAGCATGAAATTCGATTTCACATTTTCATAATAGGTGTTAATCATGGCTACGACACATAACTCTTATGAAGCCCAGTGGAAGAACGTAGGATTCACATGGGCAGAAAATGTGAGGGCGTGGAAACAGTGCCAGACGATTGACCAGTACGATGTTGTTACCGCTGAATAGATATAGGCTGATGATGGGAAACGTATTGCTATTCATAAGCATAGCCACGAAGACATGTCGGCTCGCTCAGGTTTTGAAAAGAAAACTTTGTTTGCAAGAAGCCCTGCGGAGGAAATCGGATTCTACGATAAGCCTTCGTATTCATGGCTGAACAGTCCATTCAAATGGGGCGATGACACCTGGGCAGAAGCCGTGATGTACCATGACAGGGACGTTGTTTTCGATGTAAGTAAGGCTCAGGGCACGGACATAAGCGTGGATGTCGTGAATAGCAATGTGCCATCGCTACTCAAGAAGGAAGCATTGATGGTGCAGGAAGATGCTCGTGGCACTGTGACGTTTGTAAGGAACTTCAGCGAGAGCATAAGCATAGCCGATGAAGCATCTAAGGATATAGCTGTGAGCAACCCTGAGCCGATTGCTCTTTAGGAGGACATGCTTAATAATAGCGGAGCTGTGGTGAGCGATATTATCATATCATCCACGGAAATCCCAACGATGCTCCCTGCTGGCTATGGTGACTGGCAGCCATTTGTAAGCGGTGATTACAAGTATAGAGAGGCACTGTTGAAGTGTGTGATGAAAATAGAAGGAAGCCCGAATACGATTGTTCTTCCAAAGTATACTGTGTTTGTAGACCTGCCTGACATCCAGGACCATGCGGTGACAAGGATTGAGTCAGCGGAAAATACATACATTCCATTCAGCCTTGATTTCTATCGTGTGCCGGAGGTAACCATTACTACCGTTGGTGGTATGGAAGTCGTGATACCAATCATTACGAAGATTACCGAAGATGGCTTCTGGGTGGAGCTGAGGAACCTGGATAAGGAATTGTCTACAGGTACTATTTCATGGTCAGCTTTGGGATGCTAAGGAGGAGTATTGAATGACAGATTATCAGATGTTTTAGCTGGTGACCAATTGGATAAACTTGATTATCATACCGTTCGCCATCTGGCTCTACAGGTATCTTTCCAATTGGAAGCAGGAGAATGCAAGGTAGGAAAACGAGAAGGAAAAGAAGCGCAGGGCACAGCAGATGGCTATCATGGCATTGCTGAGAGACCGCATCCTGCAGAGCGGAAGGTACTTTGTAAAACTGGGGGCTATCCCATAGGACATAAAGGTATCGTTGCTCCGCATGGGAGAAGCGTATGCTGACCTTGGAGGTAACGGTGAGGGGCATAGGATGGTAGAGCAAATCAGGGCTTTGCCAGTAGATGACCTGGTGATTGAGCATAGGAGGGATAAGTAATGCAGAATTATACAGAGATTTCAGAGAATCAGACATTGAGGGATTCCAGGAGCTTGCTCCTGAATAACGACAAGACTGCCATGAGCAATAGCAGTGGCGAGAGTTTCCCTACGCAGAATCTTCAGATTGGCATGTTCTGCTATAGGACTGATGAAAAGAAACTGTATCAGCTCATGGATAACATGCCTACATGGAAGCTCGTGGTGGACATGAGTGGCGATGGAGCCAAGATAGCTTCCGTAGATAAGGATGGCGTGGACGAGGATGCATTGCAGGATAGTTCTGTTACCGAGAATAAGATTGCATCCAAGGTTGTTACCACTGATAAGATTGCAGACGAGGCTGTCAATGGCAAGAAGATTGACATTCTCAGTCTCAAGAAATACATGGTGGCTGCAACGCCTCACTACTATGTAAGGGCGGAGGCTCCCGTGGCATAGGCAAGGAATGTCATTAATATTCCATCTGACATCTGGGTTAATGTAAATGGAAATGGCTTTGTTATCAACAGTGGCACGGATATTGATATTAGTTCTGAGGATAACTGGGATAGCTCCACGTATGCTACTGCATAGAACCGCAAGGGCAAGGACTGCTATATGTATGCGTGTATCAGTGATGGCAAATTGAAGCTGGTGCTTTCAGCGAACAGCACGGTTCCTACTGGATACAATGCCAATACCTCACGCAAAATCGGTGGATTCCATTGCCTCTGTGCTAATGTTGGCTCTATCACAGGACATACATTGTCCGGCTATGTTGCTGGCGATATTATCCCTGGCTCAGTATGGGATTTGCTTCACAGGGCGAAGAGCGACAATGTGGGTATGGTTTATCATGCAGGTCTTGGGATATGGGCTGATATTTATGGGGCATCCTGGAATGGTTCACAGCTTACAAGTGTGTACGGTGGAACCTTTGCTGATGGCGAGAGTGCCAAGAAATTCCATGGAGAGCTGTTCGTGGAGGAGTTTGGCAAGATTGGCAAGCGTTTGATAAGCCGTGCTGAGTTCCAGGTCCTGGCAAAGGGGAGCAATGAGTGTACCAATATATCCGGCTCGGCTGACCCTGGAACTACTGGCGGTCACATTGATACCGCTGGTCGGCGCATGATTTCTAATTTTGGTCTTGAGGATTGCTGCGGAGCAATGTGGTCATGGACTAGTGATTTGCTTGAGAATTACCCAGGCAGTGTATGGAATTCTGCGAACTACTACTTGGATAGCTATGCTTGGCAGGAGCGATCCGTGTATAACCCGGATATTGACTCACAGAAGTATGGTTCCTGCGGTGGCTTGCTTCGTCGGTGCCTGGTCGGTGGCGGTTGGGGCTCTGGGGCGTATTGTGGTTCCCGTGCGGCGTATTGTAACGCTTTCTCGTCTCACCGCCTTGCGACTATCGGTGGGCGTGCGGTGTCGGAGCCGAGGGTCGTTCATCTCGGCTAACCGTAACAAGAAGACGATACGAATCGGACGACTGGACGACGGTATGTCTGGTCGTCGGTTCGTCAAGTCGGATTAAATCCGTCACGCAGTGACGGTCGATATATATTTTTCTCAGGTTTATAAGTCGTTCCTGCAATGGCTTGCTTCGTCGGTGCCTGGTCGGTGGCAATTGGGGCAATGGGGCGTATTGTGGTTCCCGTGCAGCGAATTGTAACAATTTCTCGACTAACCGCAATGCGACTATCAGTGGGCGTGCAGTGTCGGATATGGGGGTATATATGCATCAATGGTGTCGAGTAACCCTCAGCTGGGCTTATGAACCTTCCTGCAAAGGAAAATACACAACAGGGGAAGGAGTGTGGCTAGTAATGAAAATGAACGTCATAGAGCCTCCGTTATGAAACGTCATGGCAATCTTTTTGACCTTATTGCCAGCAAGGAAAACTTGTTGGTAGCATTTAATAAGGCTAAGAAGGGAAAGTCACGGCAAAGGAAGGTTAATGTGGTTGCCAGGAACTTGGATAAAATGCTTAGCGATTTGCATGAGAGCTTGGTTTCTGGTAACTACCATACCTCTCCATATAAAACGAGGACTATATATGAGCCAAAGGAAAGGCTTATATACATATTACCATTTTATCCAGATAGAATAGTGCATCATGCAATTATGAATGTACTTGAACCGGTCTGGAATAACTTAATGTATTACCATAGCTACGCTTGTCGTAAGGGCAAGGGGATGCACCGTGGCAGTACCTTATGTATGGCGTATGTAAAACGATATAAATATGTATTGAAATGCGATGTGTCTAAATTTTATCCGAGCATTAATCATGAAGTGCTAAAGAAAATCATTAGGAAGAAAATTAAAGACGGTAGATTACTTATGCTTCTTGATGAGATTATTGACAGCACTGGAACGCCAACGAATGTACCTATAGGAAACTATCTTAGTCAGTGGTTTGGCAATCTTTATCTTAATGAGCTCGATGAAATGGTCAAGCATAAGCTTGGTGTTAAATCATATATTCGTTATAGCGATGATTTTGTATTATTTAGCAATAGTAAACAGGAGTTGCATGAATGGGCGAGGAGAATAAGGGAGTTCCTTGCATCAAAGCTTTGCTTGCGCATGAGTAAGTGCGATGTATTTCCGGTGAGTAGAGGGGTTGACTTCCTTGGATACAGGCATTTTCCAAATAAAATTCTATGTCGCAAAAGGACGGTGAAGTCATCCAAGAGGCATGTGAAGGAAACCATGCATCTTCTTAGAAGCGGACGTATATCAAAAGAGCAAGCATTAAGCAAGTTGGCAAGTGTAGTCGGATGGATTAAGCACGCCCAGTGTCACAACCTGTATAATGCTATGGGCATCGACAGTATAAAAAAGGAAGTGTTGGAGTTTGAAGAAATTCAGTGATTTTGCAAAGACGGAAGCCGGGCTTGCTGGTGACAAGCTCAAGATAAGCGAGGTAATGAATAAGAAAATTGTGGTCACGGGCTATCGTATGCTTACCTAGAAGCATAATAGCAGACCATTATTGCATCTACAGTTTGAGCTTGATGGGAAAACATACACTACGTTTACCAATAGCGTAGTCCTGATTCGCCAGTGCGAGACGTATCAGGAGGAAATACCATTTGAGACAATGATAGTCAAGCAGTCCAATTATTACACGTTTTCATGAGGAGGTTGATACCATGATAGGCTATCCGAATTTTTTGAATACCAAAGAAGATTACATTTATGTTCATGATAATTTCTAGAAGGAGCAGTGGCTGCCAGATTTCCAGGCATTGCTTGATACTATGAAGGATTGGTTCTTTGACCGTGTGATTCCCGATGGTGAGATTGGCATTTCCGATGATGAGCATAAGGTAGTAATTGAAGAACTTGAATTGGATGGAACCAAGGTTCAGAGGAATGTGCAGTATGTTCTGAAGGAGAATCCTAACTGTAAGCTGCGTATGCTTGGGTTCACGATTCCAGAGGTAAAGAAAATGATGGCAGGTGATTGACATGAAACTCAGTTTCGAGAAGATTAACATTGCTGACATTATCATCATTGTCGCTCTGTAGATTGCGCTGTTCGTTGCAATCCATAGCGGTGCCAGCGAATTGTCCACTACAATTGCAGCGGGGCTCATCGGTTATATCGGTGGCTCTTCTGCGCGAGGCAAGGAGGAGATACGATGAGGAAAGTTACATTAAATGAGTTGAAGTAGATGGCGATGAATGCCCGTGAAGCCGTTTGGGACAAGGCAAGGACTGAGCCGAAGATTTACCTGCACTGGACAGCAGGGAAATACGAGTCCTGCTTCTCTGATTACCATATTAATATCACGGGCAGCGGTGAGATTTATGTGTCCACCGAAGACCTGTCCGAGACATTGAACCATACGTGGCGCAGGAACTCTGGCAGCATCGGAATTGCATTGTGCTGTGCATACGGTGCTGGTTCCACTGGTCTCGGTGCATATCCGCCGACAGCTAAGCAAATCGAGGTTATGGCACAGGTTATCCGCGTTGTAGCTGATGCTCTGTGGCTGACCATAGATAAAGCGCATGTTCTTACCCACGGCGAGGCAGCGAATAACGAGGACGGTGACAATAGCTACCACAGCCCATACGCATGGTGGAACGACAGCTATGGCGATGGAGATACGCGCGGTGATTTGGAATACCTGGGGACAGATGAAAGTCCATGCTACAAGCCGTGGGCAACCGATGGCTCACGTGGTGGCGATGTGCTGCGTGGTAAGGCAAATTGGTACAGGAATAATGGATAAGGCATGGATTAAGTATGGTATTGTTATCGTGATACTGTGTGCAGTCGGCTGGTTCTTATGGCATCGTGAGCCAGCCACTGTCATGCCACAGGAACAAACCACGGATGTAAATGCCGTACAGAATAAACTTGAGGTAAATAAACAGAACGCCAAGGAAATTGTTACGCAGGTTAAGGAAATCCATACATATACAAAGGAGCCTGTAGCAACTTATATTGAAATCAGTCCTGAGCCAGTGAAAGCCGTGGAGGAAAAGCTGGAAAAGAAGGATGTCACGTTGCCATCGGAAGCGTTGAAAGATACGGATAAGACAGTTGTGACCACCGATGGCACGAAGGTTGATGTGTACAAAATAAATACATATAGAAATTGGGAGTTCGGCGTGGGCATCGGAAGGCATGGTAATGAATCTTATGTACCAGTTTCATTACAGCGGAACTACGACAGGGTGCATAGCATAACTGTGGAAGCACATGTGAATGAACAGGGCATCCGCGGTGGCGAAGTACAATGGAAGGTACATTTTTGAGGGAGACTGAAAAAGTTTCCCTCTTTTTTTTGTTTTTACCCTTGACTAACTAAGAGATGTATTATATCATCTGTGTATAACATCGATGATATAAATATAACGCGTATATTATCAAAGGAGTGTTTGTTAATGGAAAACAAGATTCAGGTTTTTACCAATGAGAAGTTCGGTAAGGTTCGTACATTAATGATTAACAACGAACCGTGGTTCGTGGGCAAGGATGTAGCAGTCGCTCTTGGCTACAAAGATACCTCTGATGCCCTGAAAAAGCATGTCGACACTGAGGATAAGCTGACTCGGCGTTTTGCCGACTCAGGTCAAAGCAGGGAAATGTATATTATTAATGAGTCCGGTGTGTACTCTTTAGTCCTGAGTAGTAAACTGCCCACCGCTAAAAAGTTTAAGCGTTGGGTGACCAGTGAAGTTCTCCCTTCCATCCGCAAGACTGGTGGGTATGTAATGCCTAAAACATTCTCAGAGGCATTGATGGCTTATGCTAAAGAGGTTGAAGCCAGGGAAAGATTGGAGCTTGAGAATACTGAGATGCGCCCGAAAGCCGAGTTCTATGATGATGTGACTGGCTCTGAGGACACCATCGACATTGGCGAGGTGGCTAAGGTACTGCACATGGGCATCGGCAGAAACAAGCTGTTCCAGTTCCTCCGTGATAAAAAAGTGTTAGCACCGAACAATGCGCCATATCAGAGGTTCATTGATGCTGGGTACTTCAGGCGTGTCGAGAGCAGCTATGAAGTGTATGGAACTACACATGTCAGCGTGAAGACCGTAGTGTTCCAGCGTGGCGTGGATTATATTCGTAAGCTTCTGAAGGAGAGTGCATGACATGCTGGTGATTAACGGTGGCTACCGTGATGCTACAGCTTGCACGGTGGAGGAATTGATTGACTGGCTCTCTGAGTTTGACCGTGAGAGCCAGGTATACATTAATAGTAATGGAACGCTATTGCCAGTCGTATGGCGTTCCTTGAGAGGTGAATGAAAATGCAGTCATATAAATTGTCCATCCCCGGTTCCGCTGATATATCCTTTTGCAAGGCAACCGATTGTAAAACATATTGCCGAAGGAACCGTAGTCTTGAGTGCTTCAAGCGGTGGCTCAAGAGAGAAGTTGAACAGTGGGGAGATGCACGGTATTCTGTGAGTGATTTCATGGATAGGTGCAGTGATTACAGGAGGGAATCATGATTAAGTTTGTATCCTATGATGGCAAGTATCCTAATTTATGTAGAGGAACACTGACCATTGAAAAAGATGGAGAGCGATATGAGCTTCGCAATGTACTTCAATCAGGGGGTAGAAATTTCTATGAACATTATGGCGATGGGTATGTAGAGATGGGGCCTTGGATTGTAGACCCTAGAGAGCTCCCTGAAGAATTAGTGGATAGCGTTGAAGAAATAGAAGAGCTCGTTAATGAGCATGTAGATTATGGGTGTTGCGGAGGGTACCAATGACAAACGCAGATATAATCAGAAACATGTCAGACGAGGAATTATTCAAGTTCCTTACCCAGGAATTAAATGTTATCAGCACATGTTGTATTTGTGACTATGGTGGCTGTGGGCCTGGGGATAACTATGATTGTCAGGAAGGTGTTATGAGTTGGTTGACATCTGAAGTAATAGTATTGGAGTGAGAAAAATGACAAATAGAGATAAGATTAACGAGATGAGTAACATTGAATTAGCGAAAATATTAGATAAAATTGGTTGTGATTTCTGCACTTTCAGAGATAAGAGTTCTTGTAGTGCTAAATGCATCGAAGGTGTTGAGCAATGGCTTGAAAGCGAGGTTAATGAGAATGACTAACGGAGATATGATACGCAGTTTGTGTGATGGACAACTAGCTAAATTTTTTGACAGGGTTTCTCCATGTGATGTATGTAGTCAGAGAAGTTTAGAACCCTGTGATAAACGTAAGTGCGTTGAATTGATGAAAAAGTGGTTGAAAGAGGAATTTAGTAATGAATGGATAAAAACAATGATAAACGATTAATTGAAGCCGCAAAGTTACTTAAAGAGCATTATAGACAAGCCAATTGTCCATCTTGTATTTTTAATAATTATGCTGATTGTTCTAGTGAATATCCAAATGGGGATGCTCCATGTGATTGGAATATACCAGCAATCAGAGAGGAGTGATTTTTATGTTCTATAAAGAACTTTGGGAGGTTGTTTTGATAAGCGTATCTGTTCCTGCACTTGTAGTCGCTGTGATAGGTTTTTCTGCTTATGTTAGCTGTAAGGATTGGAGTGATTGATATGACAAACAGGGATAAGATTAACGCGCTGTCAAACATAGAATTGGCTGGGTTTTTGGGTCGCGATGGAACGAACTGTTCATTATGTATTTACAAGAATAAAGATTGCAGAGATAAAAGTTGTACATTTGGCATAAAGGCATGGCTGGAAACTCCAAGTGAAGATGAAGGAGATGATTGCATGAATAGGATGGCAAACGTTGCTAAACTGTTAGGCTTGAAGCTTGGGCAGTTTTTCATGATTGATGGTGACGAAGATATTTGTTATTGGCTCGATGAAGATGGATTGTCTAGCGTGGATAGACGTGAGATGCTAATTGACGAGGACTTAAATGATACCCTCGTAGACTTACTCTGTGGTTACCGTGAAATCACTAGTATAGCTGATTGGCTGGGAAGTTCACTTGTTAAGAAGAAGGTGCAGGGAAATGACTAAGTGGAAACCTAATTACGCAGAGGAATATTTTGTCCCCTATATTAACTTCGGTAAACCAATCAGTTCTGGCTGTGTTTGGCTGAGTCGTGATGATGACCACGCACGATATGATGCTGGCATAGTTTTTCAAACAGCCGAAGAAGCATCGAGAGTTGCACAGAAAATGCTGATGGTTGCAAAGGATAGTCCAGTGAATAGTAGGGATAATCCTCTTACAGCCTATAGATATGTCTACAATGGTCATGAAATCAAGTGTCCAAATTGTAGCGGTGAACTTGTTTGGGATTACTATGATGAGCAAGAATACGGTAAAATCAATTACTGTCCATATTGCGGTCAGAGGATAAATGTTGTAGATACCGAGGATGATGAGGAGGAGAGCCATGAGTAAAAGCAGAAGCCAGAAGCTCATAGAAGCAGCAATGTTAATCAAGAACAATTGCCAGGGACTCAAGAGCAGATATAAATGTAAAAAGTGTGTTTTCCGTGATGATGAAGAGATTACAACGTGTTTACTAGACTGCCCTGGCGAATTTGAGCCAGATAACTGGATTATCCCAAGGGATAAAGTTAAGACACCTGCAACCAGGGCAGATGCAATTAGAGCCATGAGTAATGATGAGTTAGCTAAGTTACTCAGTATGTGTGGTTGTGAGTTCTGTATAATCAATGAAGAGGAATGCATGGGCGATGTGCCATGCATAGAAGGCATAAGAGCATGGCTTGCGCAGGAGGCAGGATACAATGACTGACATGACCTGCATCAGTCATCTGCGAGCCAACTGGAAAGTAGCATGGCATAGCCTGGGAGATTTCCTGGAGCACTTTTTGCATGGGTTATTCCCATTTATTTCTTGGAAGCATTAAGGAGGAACGTATGAGTTTATTACCACAGGAGCAGGAGACAATTATATCATGGAACAAGACAAGCAAGTTTGCCACGATATACACTACTATCCCTGCTGACATGAAGAGATTATTGGAATCGCCTGGTATCTACAAGAAGGTCAAGGAATACAAGTCAGGCAACAAGGTGATAGGCATGGACTTCAAATGCGAGAAACGCTTTATCACCATGAGGCGCAAGGAAAGGGTGAAGAAAAATGGATGAAGCATATTTCAGAGTTGAGACCGCGGAAGACAATCATGTAAGGATTTCAGCGAAGGGCAGTGATGACCAGATTATCCAATTGCTTATCGACGGTATCTGTGCATTTGCAGCGAAATCCCAGAGCAACCTGACAGCCAAGGAAATTGTCAGGATAATCAACGAAGAGTTGCAGGACTGGGAGTGATATTCGTGTGCCCATGCGACCACATAGAAGATGTAATGATAATGTGCAAGTGGTGTCCACGAAATCGGGGGCACCCTCTGAGGATACCCAAGGGCGCATGGAAAATGTGGTAGCTGAATTTTCAGCCGTGATATTTTGAAGGGAGCATGATTCAAATGGAAACAACTTTTTATCAGCATGTAGAGAGACTTGGCAACGATGAGGTACAGGGCATCCTTGATGGCACGGTCTACCTGTTCACCAAGTTGGACGGAACAAACATTGGCATCCACGCTGAAAACGGCGAGGTCAAGGTAAACAGCCGTAAGCGTGCTATTGCTATTGGTTGTGATAACGCCGGTAGCTGTAAGTATGTAATGGACAATCCGAAGTTTGCTTCGTATCTCAAGGCGCATCCGCAGCACTACTTGTACGGAGAGTTCCTTGTACCGCATACAATCCGTAGCTACAGTGATGATGCATGGCGCAAGGTGTATATCTTTGATGTGGTTGATTATTCCGGTGACTACCCTCGCTACCTTACATACGAGGAGTATCAGCCGTTGCTTGAGGAATATGGCATCGAATACATTCCTCTCATTGCCAAGCTGGAGAATCCTACTGAGGCGCAGCTTTCCGAGTATCTCCAGCGGAGCAACTTCTTGCAGAGCGATGCCTCCATGCCAGGCGAGGGCATTGTCCTGAAGAACTATGGCTTCCGCAACGAGTACGGCAGAACCACATGGGCAAAGCTGGTGCGCACGGAGTTCAAGATGCAGAAGAAATGCAAGGTGTCCGCGGTCGATGTCGAGCATGGCATTATTGACCAGTATCTTACCACAGCCTTCATCGAAAAAGAGCTGGCGAAGGTGCTGAATGACATCGGCACATGGAACAACAAGTACATTGGTCGTTGCCTGGGTACGGTATGGCATGAGCTTATCGTGGAGAATACCTGGGACATCGTGAAGAAATTCAAGAATCCGAAGATTGACTTTGGCGTACTGAATGTCCTTGCAAACGAGAAGATTAAGCAGGTTATGTCCAAGTTCTTCAAGGAACAGGGCATTGCATTGCCGTTTTAAAGGCTGATTTTGGCACCATTAAATTCGAGGGTAATATGATTGTACCTAAATGGATTTAATGGTGCCAAAAATAGGGAATAAGAGGTGGTTTTTATGGTAATAAATGTACTCAGAGTAGTAATGATTTCGTTATTAGTCATTGGGATATATCTGACTCTCAAAGGTGAATATAATGCAGCAGAGCATAGCCTGATAATTTCAGCGATTGCTTCATTGCAGATTCAGATAAGGAAGGGTGATTTGAAATGATAAAAATGGTGAGAGAGGGGTTCCTGGTTATTGGTGCACTCACGGGTGTTTCCGCGTTGCTCACGGTACTTAATGTAGCCGATAGAGAGACATGGCTTGTTTTGCCACTCGTATTCATGACTTACTTTTGCTTTAGGGCTTATGTGATTTTGGGAGGTAATAATGTTGAGAAATGAATTCAAAAGATTAAGCGAGGGCAAGGAGTTCATTATTGCTACGGACTTTGATGATACTCTCGTTCGTGCAAAGGAGTTCCCTGAGTTTTCCTGCAGAACGTTCTGGTTCTATGTACTCAGGTATATCCAGAGGAAGTATAGTAACGTGAGGGTAATCCTGTTCACATGCAGGGAAGGCAAGTATCTCGATGATGCCGTGAACTTCTGCAGGAAGCACGGTCTTACCTTTGATGCCGTGAACGAGGATATTCCAAGCTCCATCGAATGGAAGGGAAAATCCAGGAAGCCATTTGCGCACATCTATGTAGACGATAGAAATGCAGGGATAGGCGAGGCAGTTAAGAAGATTTGCAGGGAAGCGAGGGAGTAACATGTATATCTCATTGCATAATCACAGTCATTATTCTACGCTCGATGGGTATCAGACGGTACCTGAGATGGTCACGAGGGCAAAGGAACTGGGCTACACAGCCCTCTCCCTGACTGACCACGGAACCATGCGTGGCATCGTGGACTTCTATGAGGAATGTAACAAGCAGGGAATCAAGCCTATCCTGGGATGCGAGTTCTACTTCTGTGAGAGCCCTGAGATAAAGGACAGGGCATTGACACACCATCTTGTCCTGTTAGCCATGGATGATGCAGGGTATCACAACTTGAAGCTCCTGGATTCCGAGGCATATAAAGAGGAAAACTATTTCTTCACGATGCGCCTTGGGCTTGATGAATTGCGCAAGCACTCGGAGGGTATCATTTGCCTCACGGCTTGCATGGCTGGCGTACTGAATACCGATAGGGCTGACTGGTGGATGCAGGAATTGCAGGGCATCTTTGGTGACCGGCTGTATGCAGAGATTCAGCCACTGAATATTCCTGAACAGCAGGAGTATAACAGGAAGGTCATAGGGCTTGCCAGGAAATACAACGTACCCTTGGTGGTGACCACGGATGCACACTATGCAACACCTGCTGACCAGCCATATCATACGCTGTGGAATGAAATCCGTGGCTTTTCATATCATGACAACGAAAATTACCTGTGGTCAGAGCAGGAGATTCGTGATACCGCATGGATTCCAGAGGAGGTAAAGGATGAAGCTATCAAAAATACTGAACGCATTGCTGGTTTATGTAATGCTACCATCGCTATGGGTGGCAACCATTATCCTTCGTATCCTACGGATAACCCCGGCGAAGAAATAAGGAATATCTGTAGGAAGGCATGGAAAGACAAGGTGCCGAAGGGAAAGTACAAGGAATACGGTGAGAGATTCAATGCTGAAATGGTTGACCTGGAAAAAGCAGGGTATCTCAATTATTTATTGGTCATCTGGGATATGCTTAGATGGTGCGCGGAAAACCATATACCCACAGGTGAGGGTAGGGGCAGTGTAGGAGGTAGTCTCGTTGGTTATCTCATGGGACTCCATAAGGTTGACCCGATTCAGCGTGGTACAGAGTTCTTCAGGTTTTGCAATGTAGAGAGGCAGAGTCCAGCGGATAAACATACGTGTCCCCTTTATCAGAAATGGTAAAGTGCAATCTCGTGAACGCTCTAGTCAAGCGGTGTACCGAAAGGTGCTAACGGTAGAAGTTAAATAAGACTGGTGATATGACAATTATCACCCATTGGTCCATAGGCGAATACGCTTCGTAAGAGATTCTACGGTCTAGTAATAGATAGCAGATGATACCGTGCTAAGCAATTGAAAGTGTAACGACTAACCCGCGAGGGTGTAGGGTGGATGTGACTACCACTCAAAGCGCGAGATGCCTAAGTCAGAAATGATATGGCAAAGAGATAGTCTACTCCTTACGGAAACGTAAGGTATTAAGGATAGACACTGATGTATCTACAGAACACAGAGGAGAAATCATAAACTATGTAAAACAAAAGTATGGCTATATCTGCAAGGTCATGACCATCGGCTATACGAAGAATCCTGAGAAGGACGATGTTGGCAAGGCATCCGTGCAGAGGGCGGGGAAAGCATTGAAGCTCGAAGCTCAGGCATTGAGGTCGCTGGTCAAGCGTGTGACTGGAAGCCTCGAAGAAATTCTTGAGTGCCCTGAGTTTGACAAGGCTACTCTTGAGAAGCTACATGATGTAGCAAAGCATTTCAGTTACCGCCTTGACAAGACAGGATGCCTGGCACCTCATGAATTAGTAAATACTTCCACGGGAATGCGTATGATAAAAGACATTAAGGTTGGTGACTATGTTCTGACTGAAGATGGCTCTTATCAAAAAGTATACAATGTTATTCCAACCATTGGTTCTACCGAGAATATCATAAGGTTTAAAACTATATCCAATAAAAGTGGTATAGACTTTACGGCCAATCATGTAATGAAAGTTATTGATAGAAAGGTTGTTAATGGTGTCGCTGGTGCTCGTGGTAGAATGTATACGGACTTAGATTCGGAATATAAATCATATGAGGTCGAAGCGAGAGATGTAGATATTGATAAGCACATGTTTTATATCCCCCTCGAAAAGAACAACTGTGACTATAAGGTTATACATCATGGCATATCAGGGTACAATTGTTCAATTAAAATAAAAGATGATATTGTGGTTGACGAAGATATGGCATGGTTGCTTGGAGCCTTTGTAGCGGAGGGTTCAACAAGCAAATATGGTCATGCAGTAATATTTACATATAACGATGGCGAGTTGGGATTCATAAATGAGACACTGCGAATCATGAAGGAGAAATTTGGTATAGATGGAAAATTACGACATAGTGACCATGGGCATTCTATAGATGTGGCATATAGTTCTAAAATGCTTGCGACATGGATTAAGAGAAATATAGGGCATGGTTGTTATAATGTTAATATTCCACAATGTATATGCGATTCAAATGATAGTGTTAAATTAGCTTTTATTCGGGGGGTATACGATGGAGAAGGCCAGAAAACGCAGCGAAAAGCTGGAGGTCAGCGTTGTCAAATTGAAATGCATAATCGTCAAGTAATTTCATGGATATACAATACGTTATTGCGTATGGGATTACGCTGTTCATACAGGGAACAGCCAAGAAAGTCTGGTACCATTAGCTGGATATTAGGATTATCAAATAACGCATACTTTGCTGTTTATGGTAAACCTCTCACATCTAAGGATACATATAAATATCAAATGGCTATCGTTACAGTAGATGGGAGAAAATGTATGGCGTTTAAAATTACAGAAAAAGATGAATTCAGAAATATATATCGTACTGTTTATGATATATCTGTCGAAGGAAATCATACCTTTGCATGTAATGGATTTATTGTACATAACTGTCACGCGAGTGCAATCCTGGTAACGCCGGATGCAATTGAAAACTACACACCATTGGAGGGAATGTATTCCAATGATACCTCCACGGGTGAGCGCACATATATCAGGGCAGCAGCATATACCTTTCATCAGTTGGAATCTATGGGTTGCCTGAAGCTGGATATACTTGGATTGTCCACGCTGGATATTATGGATGAGTGCATGAGGAGTGTTGGCATAACTGTTGACGATATTCCAATGAACGACAAGAAAACTTTTAACACATATGCTCAAGGTAACCTTGATGGCGTGTTCCAGATGGAGTCAAGCGGTATGCAGAGGGTAGCCAAGGAGCTTCATGTGTCCAACTTTAACGATGTTGCAGCATTGGTGGCACTGTTCCGTCCGGGGCCTATTGACTCAGGTATGCTCCAGCAGTACATAGATGCCAAGAATGGCGCGGAGGTACATTATCCATGCAAGGCTGTCGAGGAGCTTGCAGGGAGCACCTTCGGGGTTCTGGTGTATCAGGAGCAGGTAATGAAAATATCCATGCGCATGGCTGGGTACTCCCTTGGTCAAGCTGACATGCTAAGGAAGGTAATCGGGCGCAAGGAAATAACCAAGATTAATCAGGCGGTCAAGGATTTCGTGGAGGCATGCGTGGCAAACGGGTACGAGGAATCCGTGGCACAGTCCGTGGGAGAACAGATAAGAGCCGCTGGTCGTTACCTGTTTAACCTTGCTCATTCCACAGAATATGGTCAGTTATCCTATAAGACCGCGTACCTGAAAACCCATTATCCTGTGGAGTACATGTGTGCAGTGATAAATTCCAAGGGCAAGCAAGAGGATATTATTAAGTATCTTCCTGAGCTCAGTAGGCTTGGGATAGAAATATTGGAACCAAGCTATAAAATTGGCAACATGGAATGGCAGGTGGAAGGTAAGAATATCCGTATGGGCCTTGGGTTCATCAAGGGCGTAGGGAAAAACATTGTCCTCGGATGCGAGTCATGGTCTGAGTTCGTGGAGAAAAACACGAAAACCGTGGGCATGGCACTGATAAAAGCAGGAGCCATGGACTCCATTGGGAAATCCCGTGCATGGATGATTGCAAATTTCGAGGATGATTCCAAGAAGCTCCAGCGAGTCAGGCAATACGATGAGCGTATAGAACATTATAGCCAACTCGGTGATACCAAAAGAGTTGAGCAGTGGCAACAGAAGAAAAGCGAGGTACAGCTGAGTATCAACGCTGAAAAGGAATACGATGAAGCTAAGGGAGAAATGGAGGTGCTTGGCATGTCGTTCCACAAGTTGCCAAAGATACTTGTTGGTATCGCTGATTCCGTGCAGGAATTCCAGGATAAGAAAGGAAACACCATGGCGAGAATTGTTTTCAAGACTGATTATGGTGAATTCAAGGGTGTGGTCTTTGCCAGCAAATGGAAAAAGAAAGTTGCATGGGAGCGCGGAAGAGGCAAGGTCCCTGGGATAACAGTGGAGCAGGGAAAGAGATACGAGTTCATCATGGATAACGGCGTGATAATGGATGCAAAGCATTGCTAATGTACTGCTAACAAAATAGCCGTGGAAGCCCATGAATACTGGGTAGTTGTTTTCACTCAGTTTATAGAATAAACCCTTGATATATCTATAGAGTCCAGATGTATCAAGGGTTTTAGATTGGATAAGATTAGGTAAAATTTGGTTCGTTGCTAACTTACTACTAGCATACTACTAACACTATTTGTAGGTCGGTAGCACATTAATAGCTTCAATAAGTTGCTCTTTGGTCTTATGCGTGTATACTGAATCATCTACGTCACTCCCTGCATGACCGATTATTCTTTGAATGATAACCTTGTTCACGTTAGCGTTGTTCAGCATGGTCTCGCATGTATGTCTTCCGTCATGCGGTGTATGCTTTTGGAGACATGGTATTCCGCTATTCTTCCAGCGGTGCTCCCTAAAATTTGACGTTGACATACTAACGAAAAGTTCCTTATCGCTCTGGTATCTCTGGATTATTGGCTTTATGGCATCATGAATAGGGATAACCCTGTCCTTCCCAGCTTTCGTTTTAATACCACCAATCATATAGTCCTCATGTATGTTAGAGTTTTTAAGAGTAAGCAATTCACCAATTCTCATTCCGGTGAATATCAGTATCAGAGCCATGTCAGCTGTAAAGCCTCCTTCGTGTTGCCATAGTTCATGTATTTCTTCTGGAGAGAACGGGTAATGCAATGTTGACTTGTCTACAGCCTGGGGAGTTAAGGCATCCGCAAGGTTTGTTGAGGTATAGCTATTCATCATGGCAAACTTGTATAGCCCTTTGATTGCTGCCTTTAAAACCTGGGATACCGATGGAGTAGTGCTATCCATTATCAATTGCAAATCATGTGCTGTCACATGTTTAAACTTGTGCCTGTGTAATGGAGTTAGTTTTCTGAGCGATGCCTTATACGATGCTGAGATGTCCTTTGAAGATGCCTTGTAATCCAGGAACTCCTGAACTACTTCGCCGAATGTCTTCTTGTTGCCAGCAAGATACTGTGGTTCACGGTGGTATATAGCAAGAGCATCCAAGGCTTCCTGGCGTGTCCTATAGTAGCCTATAGGCTCCCTGTCCACCTTGCCTTCTGCGTTGATACCGTGTGACACCACAACTATCCACGGCTTCCTGCGCTTACCTGAGAGCTTGTATACGCTCCCGTATCCATTAGGTAATCTCATGATTAATCGCCTCCCAAAAAATCTAAAAATTTTTCATGGTTATCCTTGACCATACATGTAATATAATGTATCATGTATATAGTCAACAGGGCGAAAGGAGGTGTAAATATGAAGATTTCAATAGACTATGCCGCTCACCAAATGGGAGTGAGTCCATCGTTTCTCCGGGCAGGATTGCAACGAGGGGCTTTCCCATTTGGCACAGCGTACAAGAATGATAACCGGTGGAGCTACTATATTTTCCCAGCTAAGTTCCAGGAGTATATAGGCTCCGCATGTCATCCAGGAACCTGATAATGAGGTCAAGCTCTTCCTTGGAGAAACGCTTCTTTAAGTTGAGCGACTCCATATGACGGCCCATCATATAATCCGTAGATGTCTTGAGCTCATCCGCAGTTCTCTCCACGGTTGACCACTTTGGGTCACCTTCTTCATTTTCCAGCCTCTGGATAGCCGGGAGAGACACACCAACCCTGTAAGCAAGGTCTCTCTGGGATAGTCCCTGGGCTTCACGAAGTTCTCTAATTTTTCTCATAAAAATTTCACTCCTTTCCTTGACTACACTTACGACATGTTGTATCATATATGTAGTCACTGAGGTAAACTTCTATAAATACATTATAGCACAGTTTGTCAAGGGTGAAAAGCAGTTTTTTAAAAATTTTTTAGGAGGTCATATCATGGCAAAGATTATCAAGAAGTCGTTTGACAACAAGGTTACTCCGAAGGGATTAGCCAAGTGGGTAAAAGTAAACTCCAGGTACGATGAATACGAGGGTAAGAAGAAGTACACTGTAACCCTGCGGTTTCCGAACAAGGACGATGAGGCTCGCATGAAGAAGTTCTGTGATGATACCTTGGCAGAAGCAAAGAAACTGTCTGAGTTCGAGGGGCGCACATGGAGGAGCGGTGATGACCTGCGCAATGGCTATACCGTAAATGAGGATGGTTCTCTGGACTTCAAGTTCCAGACCGCAGCATTCTATACCGACAAGGACACCGGCGAGCTGGTTCAGAAGTTCATCCCTGTATTCAATGTAGCAACCCAGTCAAAACTGCCACACGATGTAAGCATTGGTGATAACTCTGAATTGCGCATTGCATTCATGCCGATGGCATATTGGATGACCAAAGACTCAAACGGTGTGAATCTGTACATTAACAAGATTGTCGTTGATAAGCTGATTGAGTTCGGCGGTAGTGATGATTTCAGTGAGTTCGGTATTGAGATGCCGGTGAGAGAGCCTGGCTTCGATGAGGAGGACGTTCCAATCTGATGAAAAGCTGGGATGACTGCAATAAGCCTCATCGGCTGGCAAAGAAGTTCCTTGGAATAACAGGTGACTTCTCCAAGAAGAACTTCTTTGCTGTCTACAGCTTCTTCAAGAAGCAACAGGAGACCACTCTGAATCTGCTATATGAGTACCTTTGCTCCCTGAATGGGAAGCATAAGATTACCATGGCAGACCTGTTTAAACAGGCTGAGGAGTGGAATACACGAAGCAAGATAAAGCATGTGACTCAAAGTCATGTTACTGATTATCTTGAGTTATTAGGAGGTACACGATGAAAGATTTCATAGGGGTTCCAAGGGTAAAGTTGAAAGACTTCTATAAGATGGTGAAGGCTAAGGCACAGGCTGAGGCTGAGGAGCACAGGAAAGCGAGGAAGGCAAGGCATGAAGCTCAGAACGCTGATGATGACGATGGTTCTGGCTCTGAGCCAAAGCGTGAACGCATCCGCACCAGGGCACGTTTACAGTGACCTTTCTTTTTGTCGCCCCAAAGACATTATAGAAGATGTAAAGGTAACATTGGTGTATACAGCTAATGTATCGTGGTACACAGCTTCTGATGATGAATGTGGAAAGTCAGATGGAATCACTGCGATCGGTGAGCAAGCGGTTGCCAGGATTACGGTGGCCGCTGATGACCTTCCGCTGGGTACAAGAGTCCGCATTGATGGTCATGAATACATTGTTCAGGACAGATTTGGCGGTGGGTACGTAGGGCGCATAGATATTTATTGCGAAAGCAAGGAAGAAGCGTTTGCCAATGGTAGGCAAATGTTAGAAGTGGAGGTATTGGAATAATGGACAACGTAAGGATTATTGTTGAGTCAGATGGAGATGACCTGAAAATAGAGGTCGATGGTAAGCCAAGCGACATCATGTTTTTCCTTGGTGACATCGTGGTCGATGTATCGAAGAACTCTGGCATATCAACTGAGGGGTTGCGCAAGATGATTGACCTGTCTATTGCCGTACATTAACAGTGAAAGGACATGACACATGAATGTTAATAGCTTACTCAGGAAAAGCCTAGTGGAATATATTCCAGAGGCGCAATTGCATAGCGATGGGACATATCGGTGCGCATGTCCTATTCATAACGGTGATAACCCAACGTCATTCACTATCTTTCCGCAGGAGAATACATTTCATTGCTTCTCCTGTGGGGCACATGGCAACATTGTGAACTTCGTCATGGAGCGTGACAGCGTATGCTTTGACACCGCAGTCAAAACCCTCTGTGATGATTTCGGTGTTGAGATTGATGACCCGAAGTACAAGGAGCAGCTTGATATTACCCAGCGTAATGCAAGGTGGGCAGTGGGTATGCAAAGACAGCTCCCACGCATCATTGATTACCTGCACAAGCGTGGGCTTACCGATGAATCCATCAAGGCATTCGGTCTTGGGTACAGCGAAAAGCTACAGGCCCTCTCGATTCCCATGTATGACACATGGGGGCGGTGCGTGGCGTTTCTCTATAGATACTTTGACCAGATTCCCAAGTACAAGAACAGCAAGAACATAGATGGACTCTTTGTTAAGGGTAAGTTCTTGTATGGCCTTCCACAGGCACAGCGGTTCCTGCGCAAAACGAAGACTCTCATGCTTTGTGAGGGGGCCATGGATGCCATCAGTGCAATTCAGCAGGAGAATTGCTGTGTAGCCTACTGTGGTATCAGCGTTGGCAAGGCTCACATCGAGCAGATAAAGGAAGTCATTAAGCCGATTGGTGCCAAGGTTGTCCTGTGTCCTGACAATGATGGTAAGGCTGGCAAGTTTGTCCTGAGAGCCCGTGACTTATTCATGAAGCAAGCACCGGACACGGTTGTCAAGGTAGCCGTGATTCCTGATGGGGCAAAGGACTTCAACGACATGCTCGTCCAGGGCATGGATATAGCCAACGATTGCAAGTATGAATCCGTGGACTTGTACTGTGTAAAGCAGATTGTAGCCAATGAGCCCGACAGGGATATGCAGGAAAAGCAAGTGGTCGCTTTCATGTGTACCGTGAGGAACCCTTTGACTCGTGCTGATATAGCTGAATATCTTGCTGGCGTATGGGAACGCGATGTATCCCTGGTCCGTGAGCTGTTCAGTATAAAACAG